TTAAACAGAATCGGCAATTACCGATCAACCAAGAGCCATGACAAAGATAGAAACAAAAGCTCAATACGATTGGGCAGTAAAAAGAGTTGAGGAATTACTTCCACTGGTCACAGATGAAACCCCTCTGGATAATCCTCACAGTATAGAGTTAGAATTACTTTCTAATCTCGTTGCAGATTATTCTGAGGAGCATTTCGCACTGGGAGAACCAACGCTGGTTGATGTCCTCAAACTTCGTATGTATGAGATGGGACTTAATCAGAAATCTTTAGCAAAATTAATCGGAGTCAGTCCTTCACGCTTGAGTGATTATATTTCCGGTAAATGTGAACCGACCTTGAAAGTAGCCCGCGAAATCAGCCAGAAATTGAATATTGACGCCAATATAGTACTGGGTGTTTAATATGAGTATAGAAAACAGAAAAACCGCTTAATTCACCATGGAATAAGCGGTTTTAAGTCGGAGCCGAAAGCGGGACTCGAACCCGCGACTTACTCATTACGAATGATTATCTAAGAATAATATAAAACCACTGTGTATCAGTTATTTATAATTTAATTTAAGCTGAATAAGGATACTCATTAGAACATTTTTTTCTACTTGAATGCCTTCCCTATCCTGTCACCGGATACCCAGCCATCGCCGAACTGGCAGTTCTTGATGTCTACAATATAGACTCCTTTTATCTCCAGTCCTTTACCTTGTGCTTCTTCCAGGTATGTACGTGCATAAGCATCAAAGTTTGCTCCAGAATAAGCATCAACTGCAAGGATTAGAAAGTTCGCGTCGGTCAGTTCGCCTTTGTAGATTCCTATATCGGCATCCACAAGACTCTGAACATATCTGTCAGCCTTATCCTTCTGTTTCTGGGACGGCTTGTTCCCTCCGCAGCCAAACAATGATATTGCCAGTATAGTCAGCAGTATTTTCTTCATGGATTTAGATAGTTAGTTTGTTCTTTAATTCGTTATATAAATCGGGATTTCTCATGTCTTCCCAATAATACTTCTTATATCGGCTCCTGCTGAATCCTTCCTTACTCTCATAGACAAGAATACATTCTTTATCACACAAAACAATCACCGAAGATAGAAGTAACTTGGCATAAGAGAATGCCTGAAGAAAGGCCGATTCTATTTCTTGATTATTCTTCATGTGATATTTTGCCTCAATCAACACCTTTGCCTTTTCATCTTCTGGCTTGTTGTCATAATGAAGCGCATAATCCGGGAAAATACGGTGCCCTCTTCCTGCATGGATTGGCAACTGTCGAATGTAGTCTTTATGCTCATACCACCCCATTTCATTCAACAATGGCTCCAGTAGTTTTTTCTCTACATCCTTTTCCTCCTTAATGACTATTCCTTCCGGCAATGACGGTGCGTATATTTGCGGAAGTGCGGACGTATCAAATCCTTTTGCTTCTATCATCCTCATGAGTTCTGCATAATCCTTTCCCGTAACCGGCCATCCATTGACTCCTTGAAAATTCTTTCTGATAAGCGGATGATTTGAAAAGTATTCGTCTGCTTTCAGCTCTTTTAATGAGATATGAGGAATATCAATTTTATTGCTTACATAAGTATTGCTGTAGTAGTGGGCAAATGGGTCTATTACACCGTCAACCTGTGCTATCCACAAGCAAGTGATGGCACTTACAGGAGATGTTTCATAATGTATGAGTATATCCCCTTTCTTTGTTTCCTTATTTGATTGCCAAAATCCAACCGTCCATTCTTTCCCATATCCTTTAATTAATCCTCCGATAAACCACGCAGATGATGGTTTGGGCATTTCTGCGTTCTCTTCCTTTATCAGAAGATTGGGAGCATAATCATACATGAAAGCGCTTAGCTCATCGGGAGACAAACCGTTTTCCGTCCTGAATAGATAGAATACTTTGCACAATTCCCAATAATACATACACCTGGCTTTGTAGTCAGCTTTCTTTGGAATCGGAGGAAGTTCTATTTCAAAGTAATCAGCTAATTTTTCAAGATGGAAAAGTTCGTTGATATATAAATAGGGAAAAAAGTATTCACCAAACATATAGTTCAGTTCCATTGAAAGTAATGGAATGTAGCCAAGCATTTGGTCAAAATCTCCAATCCTTAAAACTTCTTCCGTTTCTATCATCAGCCCGGTAGATATAATTTCCTCATACAGCTTTCCGGCATCATCCAGAGATTTTAATTCTGTACCTTCATATTCTGATACTTTGTAACACCAGAAATCTTCTAGTATTCCGCAAATCATTTCGGAATTGAATCCGTCCTTGATTTTTGGATTGTACTTCTCGAATAGGCGTTCTTCTTCCATCCACTCTTTTCTGTCTGAAAAGCTGGATATGGCAGACTTACCTTCAGGTGAGTTTTTATATAAGTTCCAGAGATATTGATTAAATTTCATTTCTATAATTGTGTTTTGACGGATAATATATTTTCTACGATGAACATCTTCCTAATTTTTTCTTTGTGAAGTTTTATGTCGTCATATTTGGGGTTTTCGCTCCGTAGAATAATATAGTTTTCTTCGTCAGGCTCATATCTACGAATATATTTAATCATACGATACTCATCTAATAAGATGAGGTACATTTGTCCGTAAAATATATCTTCCCAGCTATGTATTTCACGAATAACTACCATGTTGCCATCATAAATTCGTGGCTCCATGCTGTCTCCATTTGCTCGTATAATTTGTGAGTTTTTATTAATTCCAGGAAGATTTACAGAACCTATAACATTATCTTGCGTAAAAAAAATGTCACGTTGTTTTATACCACATGTTGCGTCAATATCATAAACGAGTGTACCGGAATAGTCTCCCTCTTTTATGTCACCAGCAGATATAAATGAGTTTTGCTTTACAGTTTCTATTCCTTTAATCATTTCACCTTCTTCTTTAATAATCCAATCAGTATTAAAGATGTTACCAAAAGCATTATTGAATCGTATAATGAAGTTTGTTGTAAGATATTTATCGTTCCCATTGAAAGCGCGAGAAATATTTTCTTTCTTTACTCCCATAATATCGGCTACATCTTGTTGGGTATGTACAATCCCTTTACTACGCAAAAAGTCATATGCTTTTTTTATTCTTTCTTTTGCTTCCATATCAACATTTATTAGTATATTTGTACCGTAACAAGTACGAGGTGTTACAGGAACAATTGGTTAAACATTCCTCCGAGGAGGTTTAATATATGCACCCATGATAGCTCGTACCTATTGTGGGTGTTTTGATAAGCTATTGTAGAGCCTTCATTCTCTTGTTGAATAAGGTTGAAATGATATTCTAAATAAAAAACGATATGAAAACATTCCACATTATATTATGTATAGCTGATTTAATCTCATTTATCGGTTTATTGATAGCTTCAGAGGTCTGGGTAAACATCTTTTTTGTGCTTTTTATATTCACTATGATTATGCTCATTGCATTGGGAATTATTCTACTGTCTATACCATACGATGAAGACGGTTTCGATTATTCGGATACACTCACAAGCCATCATCCTTTTGTACAGTGGCTGCGAAGGCATCACGGAGTAGATTAAACCTTGGTTTCCATATCGTCAAGTATGCTCATAACCTCCTTTTTCTCTTTTATATCAGTAAGTAGTATAATTCTTTTGTATTCAAATACATCGTCTTTAGACAATTTCACAGGATAGTCTTTGTGTATAATCTTGATTTTCATTATAATTTCATCCATTTTGTCCTTGTCAATATTTGTTTTTGTTAAGCACTCCATACTCTTAAATAGATAATATAACGCAGCTTCGCTATGAGTCTTTCTCTGCTCGTTTACTCCCTGAAAAAAGAATGTGAGGTACATGCTGTGGTATAGAACATTATTCGAATTTTCCTCAATATCTTTTCTGATTGATTTTTTGATTTCCTTTTTCAATATAAAAGCATTGTAAATCTGGATTGCCATATAAATTGTGACAACCAAAGTTAATACTGCTATAGATAAACTTGCTCCATCGCTACTATAAGGCTTTATATCCATTTTGCAAAGCCATAAGGTTGTAACGCTTATTGCTATTGAGGCTATGCCTAATCCTAACGCCCAATTATCTTTCTTCATATAATAATGTATTAAGGTTCTTAATGGTTAAATAATGTTTATATACTAAATAAAGTTGATATTATATTTTTAGTATCAACCAAAGTTAGTATATTTGCATATCGAAACTAAGATACGAAACAAATATACGAAATAAAAATAGTAAAACCAACTAACCCCGCACGATTATGAGTACAAAAATCAAGAACCAATTAAAAGAAGTCATGCTGATGGCGTGGACTTTTGTAAAACGTAATGGATTTACAATGAGTGAAGCAATGAAATGCGCCTGGGCAAATATGAAGCTGAAAGCTGCAATGAAGCAAAGAATCGTAAAGTTCTACTTCAAAAAGGTAGATGGTTCTGTTCGTGAAGCCTACGGCACGCTGAAAGAAAATCTGATACCAGCCACATCAGGTGAAAGCAGAAAGAAGAATGACACTGTTCAGGTGTACTTCGATACTGAGAGACAAGAATACAGATGCTTCAAGAAAGCTAACCTTTTAAACATCGCATGACTATGACACGCCACGAAATCGAAGAAGAACTTGACGGGCTGAACAAAGACCTGAACTTCGCCTACAACGCAGATGAAGAGACTTTATGCAGGGCTTTCAATGCTGACAGCAAGCAAGAATACATCAAAGTACTTACTGAAGAGGTGAACAAATACGAAACCCTTCTTGAAGAATACAACCTGCCTGAAGATGATGGCATGGACTACATTAACCTTCAGTTATCACAAGGCATGGCAGTGACACGCTGGTAACTCACCTACCCTGCTGACGGACTGAACGGCAACCGATAGCGAGAATCGGGCAGGGTTCTACTTGATTGGTTCTTTGACATGATGGAAATTTAGGCTTACCGTTAAGCCTGACGTGAAACGGACGACTGAGTAGCGATAACGGCTGTGTGAAAAGAGTATGAGTAAAGGGCTGCACTAAGCAAACGCAGCATACGAATCACACAGATAACAAAAAGACACTTATACGATTGCAGGTGGCCGTAGGCCGGCTACAAAGACAATCTTCACTGATTAGACACCAGCATGAACTATATATACCCGTGGCTTACCAGACCTTTGATAAGCAGTAAGGCAACCACCGGAACGCCCACGGGAACGATATTTAATACACACGGTTATGAAAATACTACTTTTTCTCTGTGCATTGTCCGTTCTGGTAATGCACTTCAATCAGGATTTGAATCCGGTCTATTGGATTGGATTTTCAGGGTTTGTAATAACTGGCTTCTGGGCCGCTTATAAAATGGATAAGGATGGAAGAGCTTCAAAAGGTAATAAAGAGCATCTGCGATGAATTTGCAGACATCAACGCCATTCTGGCGGCACGCTCAAGGGAACTGGACAGACGGGAGCTGTTCGACAAGGAGATAGATACGGAAATCAATAATTTAAAACAGAATAGACATGAAAACAAATGAGGAATTACAGGGTATGACGCATGATGAACTCGTGGCATACACACAGAATCTGCAACGCGAATCCGAAGAATACAGAAAATCAATGCTGTATTACATGGAAGAAGAGAAAAAGATTGAATCGAAGTTTGACAACTTCAAGAACATGGTCAAATCGCTGGTTGTACTAGTCGATTAGTTTTTATGGGTTATAGAAAATAGGTAGATGCCGGGCCGTAAAGTCCGGCATTTTCATTGGCAGATAGTTCAGGCGGTAGAACACCATGTAAGGGTTAGCATGGAAGTCACGGGTTCAAGTCTCGTTCTGCCAGCAAACAATCAAATACTTAAACTATGGTTAGAGAAATTACAGTAGACGAAAACTACCAGACAGTACGTCTTTTTGACGAAATGAAGAAAGGGGACATCTACAAAGTTCCCTATGACAAGAAACGGCACAACGGAATCAAGCTGGAAGCATCACGCCGCAATCGTGACCTCCGCTTGATCGGGACACTTAAAAACAAAATGGACGTGAAATACCGGGTATCAGCAACAGAGTATCCGGGTTTCTCGGCAATTATCTGCTTAAAATAAAATGCTTATGATAAACGAAGATGTATTGAAAATCGTCTTAAACAACAAGTCCTTCGGGAAATACGAAGCAGCTTCGATAGTAGGCGGTCTGAAAAGGCTGAAAGAATTGTGCGAATCCGGAAGGATAAGATATAAGACAAAAGAAGGTGTACCGCACAGCCGATGGGCTTGCAATGCCTGGGATGTGATAAAACATGCAAAATTGATGTATTAAAATATACGATTATGGAAGGACAACTTATTTACGGGAAGATGGCCAGCATTCTCAGAGAGACGAAAGCCATTACAAAATCGGAGAAGAACCAGCAGCAGGGATTCAAGTTCAGGGGAATAGACAACGTGATGAACGAACTTCATGAACTGTTCGCCAAGAACGAAGTGTTCATCCTGCAAGAAGTACAGGGATTCACAACGGAAAACAGACCTACGAAATCCGGCGGTACAAATACATTCACAAGGGCGACAGTCAAGTTCAGGTATATAACTACAGACGGCAGTTGTGTTGAGACGGTGAATGTCGGAGAAGCGATGGATTCAGGGGACAAGGGTATGAACAAGGCAATGAGCATCGCGCTGAAATATTCGTTGCTGCAAATGTTCCTTATCCCCACCGAAGAGCCGAAAGACCCGGATGCCACCACACCTGAAGAAACTGACTGTTTCGCGATGGCGGAGCAGGAGGTGAACGCCGCGCAGACCGTGGAAACCCTGCAAAGTATATGGCAGAACTATACCGTATTGCAAGGTGACAGAAGATTCATTGATATTGTAAACAAGAAAAAAAACTCGTTAAAAAATGGATTTAATTAAATCAAGTGTCCTTTTCGACAAGGACACACATACCTACACCACCCCCGAAGGCGTGTGCCTGCAAGGCATTACCGGGATAATTGAGAGGCAACTGTTCCCGGACAAGTATTCGGGCGTTCCCGAATTTGTAATGAAAAGGGCAGCCGAAAGGGGTTCTTTCGTGCATGAGGTCTGCGAACTCGTGGATGATTTGGATATTGACCACGAAAGCGAGGAAGCCCGCAACTATCAAAAAATAAAAGAAAGTTACGGGCTTCAATATGAAGCGAGCGAATACCTTGTATCGGACAACGAGCACTTCGCTTCCTGTATTGACAAGGTATATCGGGAAAGTGACAGCGAATTTTCATTGGGTGACATCAAGACAACATACAAGCTCGACAAGGAGTATGTAAGGTGGCAGCTGTCCATTTACGCTTATTTGTTTGAAAGGCAGAACCCCGGATGCAAAGTCGTAAGGATGTTCGCCATCTGGCTAAGGGGAAGCATTTCAGAACTTTTGGAAGTGGAACGCATACCTGACGGTATCATCCTTGAACTGCTCTCAGCCGAAATAGAGGGACGCAAGTTCATAAGCCCTTATGCCGTACCTTCGGTTAAGACTGACATGCCTTTGAAGTACCGTGAAATGGAGGATTCAATCATAGAGATAACCGAGCAGGCGAAATATTGGTCGGAACGCAAGAAGGAGCTTACGGACGGTGTGATGAAGGAAATGGTCAAGGCGGGTGCTTATTCATGGAAAGGTGAAAGCGTCTCTTTCATCCGCAAGAAAGATTCCATCAGAAGGACATTTGACCGTGAAGCCTTTGAGAGAGATTATCCAGGTGTCTATGACAAGTATCTTGTAGATACGCCTGTATGTGGAAGTATAACATTAAAAGTATCATAAATGAGTAATCAGATAACCGGGCGGCTGGTCTATATTGGCCAGCCCCAAGAAATCCCATCCAAAAGCGGTGGCAACCCGTTTGTGAAACGTGAATTTATTCTTGATGCCACAACCTATGACCCCTATACAGGTGAACGAAACCAGTACGAGAACGTCCTGCCACTTGAAGTAAGCGGTGACAAATGTGCCGAACTTGACCAGTTCAGAACCGGTGACGTAATAACGGTTTCTTTTGCGCTTCAAGGTCGGGAATGGACAAATCAGGACGGACAACTAAAACGTATGGTGTCCATCCGCTGCTATAAACTGGAAGGCCGTCAGCCAATGCACCAGCCAGCATCCGTGCCAGCACAGCAACCGGCACCGACACAAACGCCAACCATGGCACAGGCATTTCAACCTGATGTAGATGCGAATGGAAATCCCAAAGATGACTTACCGTTCTAGCCTATGAGCATATTCAATCTGAAGAATGAATACGATATACCCAAGTTCAAGGCTTATGTAAACAAGCTGTTCCAGGAGCGTGCAGTTGTGGAAGTGAGAAAGAAGCTCCCTAACCGCACGCTATCCCAGAACAGCTATTTGCATCTGCTTTTAGGGTATTTCGGCAGTGAGTACGGTTGCAGCCTTGACGAAGCAAAGATAGACTTCTATAAAAGGACTTGCAACCGTGATTTGTTTGAGAGAAAGACGGTCAACAAGAAAGGCAAGGAAGTAACCTATCTGCGAAGTTCTGCAGAACTGACAACAGGTGAAATGACTTTGAGCATTGACCGTTTTCGTAACTGGAGCGCATCTGTTGCCGGCATCTATCTGCCTTCGGCAAACGAACAACAGATGCTAATTTTTGCACAACAAGAAATCGAGCGTAATAAAGAATTTATATGAAAAAATACAGATTAAAAACAGAAGCAGTTCCATTCTTCGTAGACAAATTAGCGACAGCAATATGCGACATGCAAACATGGAAAGAATATAAAGTTGATGAAAAAGCTCTTGAAGAGGTTGAAGAAGCAAGAATAGAATACGGGAAAAACAAGAATGATGTATGTAAAGATTTAAGCAGTTATGGAGAGAAGGGGGCGCAGTTTCACTTTACTATTGTTTTCCCTTCTATGAAGTTCAAAGAGTACAATGAATTTACTAAAGGTAAAATGATTCGAGATTTAATGAATAGATTACAGAATGAAATAAATATGTTCATGAATGGATTTTACAATAATCAAAAAGAATAATTATGGACAAATTTTTAGGACAAGACATCCCTGAACAGGAACGATGGCAGTTCCTTCAGGACAACGCCGATGCGGTAGAGAAAATCGGATATACTCACCGATTCACCCCCGAAGAACTGGCTCAGAAGAAAGAGACTTTGGCCGAGGTATCAATCACCATCAACGATGTCGAGATGGAGAAGAAAGAGGCTATGGAGAGTTTCAAAGAACGCCTAAAGCCTTTGAATGAAGAAAAACAGGAACTTTTGGACCACATCAAAAGAGGTTCGGAGTTCGTCGAGAATGAAGAATGTGCAAAATTCCTATACCATAAAGAAAAGATGGTAGGATTCTACAACAAGTTAGGTGAACTGGTTTATAGCCGCCCAATCATGCCACAAGAAATGCAGAAGACAGTATTTAGTATTAACCGTAAAACTGGAACAGAATCATGAGTGAAAACAAAATCAATTTGGTAGTACCGAAAGAGTACAATGGTACCCCCATCGAAGTAGTATTGAGAGAAGGTAAAGCATCCGTAGCCCTTGACCCGAAAGAACCGGAGAGAGTAGTTATCAATGGAACGATAGAAGCACCCTTCAGATGGCTGGAAAAGCGTGTCGAACTGATTAATCAGAAATCGGCCAATATCATTGTGAACCGTGATAAGATGTGTCTGGCTTTGACTATTGATGAAACCAATTATTACCAGACAGTAATTAGTGGAGTTTTACAGGCTTCAAAGGAAATGCAGGAGTTCGGTATCAATGCGGAAAGGAAATGGGAACCTATTAAGTTATCCCAGTTCTTCAAGATGCACCGTGCTTTCTTCAAAGACAAATCACAGAACATGATGCTGGTTTCTACTTTGAAGAATTTCAAGGCGAAAGTAAACCAGGATATAGAACGTAGTAAAGAGGAAAACGGAAACAAGACGGATAACTATTCTCAAGTGGTTGATTCCAATCTGCCAAAATCGTTCAAACTGAATATCCCTCTTTTCAAAGGTTTTGCCTGTGAAGAAATCGAAGTTGAAATCTACGCCGATGTGGACGGACGGGAAGTTTCCCTTTCTTTGGTTTCTGCCGGTGCGAATGAGGCCATTGAAGAATACAAGAATAAGGTGATTGACAAACAGGTTGAAGCAATCAAAGGTGTTGCACCTGACATCGTAATCATTGAGGTGTAACAATGAGAAAGCAAATTTATTTAATTCTGTTTCTGGTAGTCGGAGTATCTATCGGAAACAGAATATTCAATCACCTCAACGCTTGGCTGGGCGTGGTAATAATATCAGCCACAGTGATTTATTTCGTTTATAAACTAATTAAAAATTTGAAGAATGAAAAGATTGATTAATCTAATGTTGGTCTGTATGACCTTAGTGGTATTTGCTTCATGCGAAAGAGTAGCCCCTAATTATGCCGGTGTTCTAATGGAGAACTATGGGAAGCAAGGAAAAGAGGATTTTAAGGTAGTGTCCGGTAAAGTTTCCACTTGGGAATGGGGCACTGAATTGTTTCAAGTTCCATTGTTTGACCAAAGAGGGGAATTTGCTGAACCTGTCACATTGAAGGCTGCTGATAACACTGAATTTAACGCACGTCCTACTTATTCTTATAAAGTTATCAAGAATAGAGCTATAGATGTTGTATTCGATAACAAACATATAGATAAAGCTGATACAGAATCAGGAAAAGACGGGTTTATGCAAAGCCTTGAAGATAATATACTTGAACCTCGTATTTATGATTTAATCAAAGAAGAAAGCCGTAAGCACAAGACAGACAGTTTAATGGCTGACGGTGGTTCTCTTCTTTTTGAAAAGCGGTTGGAGCAGATTGTGGATAAAGAATTTGAGAAAAGAGGGCTTCAATTGCTGACTTTTTCTGCACAGCTTGAATTTTCAAAGGCTGTGCGTGAGAAGATTGATAGTCGTAATGAGGTGAATACCAATATATCTGTATTAGACCAGCAGATTGCAGAGCAGAAGAAACGCAACGAATTGGAGCAATTAAAAACAGAACAGGCTATCATTCAATCACGTGGGTTGACTAAAGAAATACTCTATAAGCAATTCATAGATAAATGGGATGGCCGTACACCACTTTATGGAATTGCCCCTGAGTTTTTAAAAATAACGAAATAGCATGAATAAACGCCCGGAAAGCCGGGCATACGGGCGCAAGCACAGGACGTGCTTTAGTATGGAGTAATTGCGCAATATCTCCATACACTTGTCCCATTGAATTAGCTAATATATGAGCAAGTAAAACCGTGATGGTTGGGCGGGTTCGATTCCCGTTGCGTCCACAACCAATAATGGAATTATTATGAAAGAAGAACGGAAATTAACATTTGGGAAATACAAAGGACAAGAGATAAAGTATATCATACTTACTCATATTGGTTATATCATGTGGTGCTTTGAGAATATCAACTGGTTTAAGCTGACAGATCAAGAACAGGCTTTATATGATGCGATAGCCATAATGATTAAGAAGGAACGCTTGCCAATGACTTTTCCGGTTGAAATGATGTATAAGCATATAAAAGACAGAGAGTCATATGAAAAGTTAAATACTCCATTTACATTCAATTATGGATATATATCTTTAAGAATGTCTGAAAAGGATAATCCAATATTCAACAGTATTGAAAAATACATTACACACAAAATACGCAGAAATAGTACGAAAGAATGTTCGTCATTCGAAAGTCTTTCAGGAGATTTGACTGGTCTTTCACATAGCATGAATAAAGAAATAGAAAAAGCTCGGCTTAATGGTGAGAGTGATGAAGAAATATATGGTTATTGGGGTAGTATGAATGATTATAAGGCTTTATAAATATGTATTACATCAAGAAACCTAAAAAGAAGAAAGAAAAGCCTTTGCCGTTATTCGATAAGGCAGGTATCAAGATTAAAAAGAAGCCGGATTTAGTGGCCAAACTCGACAAAGTTTTCAGCCGCTATATCCGGCTTCGTGATTGTATGCCGAACGGGTATTTCCGTTGTATCTCATGCGCCCAGATAAAGCCATACGAACAGGCAGATTGCGGACACTTCCATTCGCGCCGCCACATGGCTACACGCTTTGACGAGGACAATGCCCACGCAGAGTGCCGGGCGTGCAACCGTTTCAGCGCAGACCATCTGATACATTACGAGAAAAACTTGAAATCAAAAATCGGTCAGCAACGCTTCGACAAGCTGGCATGGAGAGCAAGCCAGGCGAAGAAATGGACTGATTTTGAATTAATAGAACTCACCAAGTATTACAAGGCTTTGGGAGACAAACTGAGTAAGGAGAAAGGATTATGAGTTATGTTTTACGGGATTACCAGCAGAAGGCCAGTAATGCTGCAGTCAGCTTCTTTGCTAACAGGGCCAAGAAGAACAATGCCATCATGGTACTGCCTACCGGAGCCGGCAAGAGTCTTGTGATAGCCGACATCGCCAGCCGTCTTGAAGGGCACACGCTAGTATTTCAGCCCAGTAAGGAGATACTAGAACAGAACTATCTGAAGCTCTGTTCGTATGGTGTTCTGGATTGTTCCATCTACTCTGCCTCATTCGGGCGAAAGGAGATTTCAAGAATAACTTTCGCCACTATCGGAAGCGTAGTCAACCATCCGGAACTTTTCCAGCATTTTCAGAATATCATCATCGACGAGTGCCATCTGGTTAACCCGAAAGACGGAATGTACAAGAGATTTCTTTCGATGCTGAAATGTAAAGTTCTTGGATTGACGGCTACGCCTTACCGGCTTTCATCAAGCAGGGATTTCGGCAGTATGTTGAAGTTCATCACACGCACACGCCCGTGCGTGTTCTCTGAGGTAATCTATCAGGTTCAAATCTCTACTCTATTGGATATGGGGTATCTTTCGAAGCTGAACTATTATCCGATGAATCCTTTGGGATGGAACGAACTTAACCTGAAGGTGAACACTACCGGAGCCGACTACACGGACAAGTCTGTAGTGAAAGAGTATGAGCGTATCGACTTCTACGGGTTTCTGGTGAGCATCGTCCAAAGGCTTATGAATCCCAAGAGCGGTGTAAAACGAAAAGGTATATTGGTTTTCACCCGTTTCTTGAAAGAAGCAGAACGTCTCACCTGGTCCATTCCCGGAACAGCCATCGTTTCAGGAGAAACACCGAAAAAAGAACGCGAACATATCCTTGAAGCGTTCAAGGCCGGAGAGATACCCGTTGTAGCCAACGTAGGTGTACTTACTACCGGATTTGACTATCCTGAACTGGATACGATTGTCATGGCCCGTCCGACAATGTCACTGGCTCTTTGGTATCAGATAGTCGGTCGTGCCATCCGTCCGCATCCTAACAAGGAGGCTGGCTGGATCGTTGACCTTTGCGGGAATCTGAAACGATTTGGCGAAGTCAAGGATTTACGCCTGGTGGATAGCGGAAACGGTAAATGGGCCGTGTACTCCAATAGCAGACAGTTGACTAACGTAAGATTCTAAGATTATGGAAGGATATATAAAACTAAGCCGCAAGTTCTTCTCGAATGATATGTGGAATGAAGCCCGGACTTTTAGCAGTTGCGAAGCGTGGCTTGACTTGATTCAGTCAGCACGATTTGAGGCAACGCCCCGTATGGAGAGTATCGGAGGTCGAGAAGTCTCTTATACAAGAGGACAATATCCTGCATCCATAAGATTCTTATCAAAGCGTTGGAAATGGTCTGAGAGGAAAGTACGGACGTTTCTTGCCTTTCTGAGAAGAGAGAACATGATAACTCTTTCCAAAGAACAAGGAATGAATGTAATAACCTTGGTAAAGTACAATGAGTATAATGGCTCAGAGTCTGACACAGTAAGTGACACAAGCAATGACACAATGAGTGACATAAATATCATTCAGGAAATCAATAATTTACGGATGCAAGTGACACAGCTAATGACACAAGTGGCGACACAGCAGGTGACACACCCTGCCAAAGAGCCAGAAAAGCGACACACGGGTGACACAAAGCAAATAAAGGAGAAGAATATTATTAAAGAAACTACTACTAACGTAGTAGCAAAGAAAGACGCGGCTAAAGCCGCTACTCTCTCTAGGAAAGAATCCTTCTACCAGTCGTTAGTCCCTTATGTCAGTCAGTACCCGAAAGAAATGATTCGGGCTTTCTTCGATTACTGGAGCGAGCTTAACAAGTCAGAAACCAAGATGCGCTATGAACTGGAAAAGACCTGGGAGCTTCCAAGACGGCTGGCGACCTGGGCCAGTCGTGAGAAAGTGCCTTCAAAAACAGATGTAGGCATAGTTCTGAAGGATAATTCACCGGGAAAATACAAGAAAGGCTGGTAAACATGGAACAGATAAATTTTCAACAGACAATCGAACGGCTCAAAGATACGGGTTTCTCCCCTATTCCTAACGTCGTAAAGATAACCGTTCCGGATGCCAAAAGAGTTCTCTGGGCCGGTATCAGGTACTTCACTGGAGAAAATGCCAGATGGCTTCCTGAGTACGAAGAAGTGGCAGGCTGGCTGGCCGGCAATGAAGGTCGCGGACTTCTGTGTTTCGGCAACTGCGGACGCGGAAAGACCCTTATCTGCGGAAAGATTCTTCCTTTGGTTCTTAACCATTACTGCCGCAAGGTGGTAAGCTGCTACGATGCACAGCAGATGAACGCTGATTTGGACGCCGTGAAGCAAAAACACATCATCTACGTTGACGATATAGGGACAGAGAATCTTAGCGTCAAATACGGCGAAAAAAGGCTTGCATTCGCTGAACTGGCAGACGAAGCAGAGAAGAAAGGAAAGCTTCTTATCCTGACCACCAACCTAACGATAGACGAGCTGAGAGAGAAATATGGGGAAAGAACCATTGACCGGCTGAGGGCGATAACGAAAACCGTCCTCTTCAGCGGTGAAAGCCTGAGAAAATGATATGAAAATCACAATTAACTGGGTAACTCGTGACTGGAACCTGATCAGGAGGTTACGTGAGAAATACCGTCTTCCACAATACATGAACGTGAACGGACTCACAGAAGCAGAGGTTGACGAAGAGACATTAAGCAATCTCCGCAAGGGTGAGCCAAAGTATTTAATCATCAGAAAAGTAGAGAAATGACAAGACAAGAATCAGAAAGAAAGCTCAATGAACTGAGAAAGAAGTATATCGCCTTGATTTCATCCATGAACTTTGCCAAAGCACAGAAAATCAAGAACAAGATTGACTCCCTTGAAAGAGAGGTGGAACCGCATTCCTTGGGAGAACTTCTTCAGGACTATACCCCGGAGTTCAAGGTAGAAATGCTTCGCAAGATGCACAAGCTGTTCATCTATTCAGACTTACTTGAGGGTGCGGCACTGGAGTTCCAGTCTGAACTTGAATCAAACGGAATAGATGCTCAGGTAGTTTTTCAGGTGAAACGCGTACTGAAAGAACTGAGAAGCATAGTACGAATACCCGATGAAGAGAAAAACGCTTCATTGTCTGACAACTTTGCCGGGATGTGTGATGAAGCCGGACTTGTAGTGAGTAACATAATCAACAAATATCTTGCAAAATGATAACGGAAAATGACCCAATACTTCCACATAAAGTGGATTTGGAGAAGAACCCTTCTGGAACTGAACTGAAAATCGCCCAGCATCGGGAACTGGAGAAACATGGAAAGTATGTGGCTATCCCAGGCGACAAGACACGGACGCGAATTTTCGTCCGCAACGGTGAGGATGCGGAGAAGAAGATAGCCGCTTACTTGGAGAGAATCAACAATCGACCTCAAAGATGGAACTGATATGATAAAATTACTCTATATTGACCTTTTCTGCGGTGCTGGGGGAACCAGTACCGGAGTAGAAAACGCACGCTACGAAGATGAACAATGTGCGAAAGTTGTCGCTTGTGTAAACCACGATGCAAACGCCATCGCCAGCCATGCGGCAAATCACCCGGATGCGCTCCACTTCACGGAGGACATCAGAACTTTGGAACTATCTCCTTTGGTGGCCCATGTAGAACGAATGAAGAAGATTTATCCGGATGCACTGGTTGTATTATGGGCCAGCCTTGAATGTACGAACTTCAGTAAAGCCAAGGGCGGCCAGCCACGGGACGCCGATAGTAGGACGCTGGTTGAGCATCTTTTCCGATATATCGAGGCTATTGTTCCAGACTACATACAGATAGAGAATGTTGAGGAGTTCATGTCATGGGGCGATATGGATGAAAAAGGGCACCCCATCAGCAAGGATAAAGGGCGATGCTATGAGAAGTGGAAACGCAACGTCAGGAAATATGGTTACGATTTTGACTGGCGCATTCTTAACGCTGCCGATTATGGGGCATACACCACTCGCAAGCGGTTCTTCGGTATCTTCGCCAAGCGTGGACTTCCGATTGTATTTCCAGAACCTACTCACTGTAAGTATGGGAAAAACGATATGTTTGGACGATTGGAAAAGTGGAAGCCGGTCAAGGAAGTGCTGAACTTTTCAGATGAAGGAGAAAGTATCTTTTGCCGGAAGAAGCCGCTGGCCGAGAAAACCCTTGAACGCATCTATGCCGGACTGATTAAGTTTGTAGCTGGAGGTAAGGAGGCTTTTATTGTAAAGTATAACTCTATGAGTCGGACGGGGAAATACCAGGCACCAAGCGTTGACGAGCCATGCCCGGTTGTGGCAACACAAGGACGGTTGGCTTTAGCTAAGGTAAACTTTCTTTCCAAGCAATTCAGCGGCCATCCAGATAGCAAGAACATATCTGTGGAAGGACCTTCCGGAACTATCACTTGTAAAGACCACCACGCTTTCGTGTCTGCCTACTACGGAAACGGTCACAACCATTCGGTCGAGCTTCCAGCCCCTACGGTTACGACTAAAGACAGGTTGGCATTGGTAAATTCTGTTTTCATAGATAACCAGTATGGTACCGGGAAACCGACATCCATTAATCAACCAGTTGGTACAGTAACCACGGTGCCTAAGTTCAATATGGTAAGCTGCAAGCCGTGGATAATGAATACAGCTTTCTCGAATATTGGAAGCAGCATTGAGCAACCTTCTCAGACCATTACAGCCAACCGCAAATGGCATTACCTTATGAATCCTCAGTTTGCCAGCGCCGGAGGTTCTGTAAACAACCCATGTTTCACACTTATAGCCCGCATGGACAAAATGCCGCCTTATCTGGTAGAGGTTGAAGGAGGTATCGGCATACAGGTTACACCTGATGACAGTCCGATGACAATCAAGATTAAGGAGTTTATGGCTTTGTATGGCATCATTGACATAAAAATGCGTATGCTTCGGATAGCAGAACTCAAGAAAATAATGGGATTTCCTGAAGACTATGTACTGATTGGCCCCCAGTCAGACCAGAAGAAGTTCATCGGCAACGCCGTGGAGGTGAACATGGCTCGTGTGCTTTGTGAGGCTATCTGTAAGGAGATTATAAGAAAAAGAAAAGTTGCATAAAATGGTTAGTGAGGTACATAACATGGACTGTATGGAATACATGCGGAACATACCAGATAAGTTCTTTGAGCTGGCAGTGGTCGACCCTCCATACGGAATAAATGCCCCGAACATGTCGATGGGTAGCAACATGAACCGTAGGCATGGAGGATACAATGGTGAAAGTATAGCTAAAAGACTGAAAAAGAAACGCTTTAACCAAGGAGCCGGAAAACTTAAGAACCGAGCATTGAATACAATGCAATGCGATTGGGATTATCATCCTCCCTCAAAAGAGTATTTCGAGGAACTGTTCAGGGTAAGCCATAATCAAGTGATATGGGGAGGCAACTATTTTCCTCTACCACCTACACGCGGGATATTGTGCTGGGATAAAATGCAGCCTTGGAAGAATTTTTCCCAGTTTGAGCTTGCTTGGACTTCTTTTGATTGTCCGGCATCTATCATTCATTTATCAAATACAGGCGGAAACAATAAAGAATCAAAAATCCATCCAACCCAGAAACCTATCAAACTCTATCAATGGATTCTTGAAAAATTTGCTAAAACAGGTGACAAAATACTGGACACGCACCTCGGAAGTGGAAGTTCCAGAATAGCAGCTTATCGGATGGGGTTCGATTTCTATGGTACCGAAATAGACAAGGAATATTTCGATGAACAAGAGAAAAGGTTTCGGAGAGAATGTTTTGGAGAGATTAAAACGTCTGAAGGAATTATTGTGCAACAAAATCTATTTTAAGTCATGGGAAAGCTAAAAGTCTATTATGGATGGGCCAGAATAGGCAATGTCCGTAAGAAGCGTGCTTTGTCAGTAATGTTCGAAAACGAAATGCTGGGATGCAGGAGTGATCGTGGACAAAGGTGTCTAAGAACACTTCAAGACACCGTATTTGAACGGTACCAGACTGATGAAAAAGAAAAGGAAGGTAAACGTCAGAACCGGATATTTACTGAGTACAGCCTGTTCCTCGACGAGAAGCCGATAAATGGTAGCCTTCAAAGATGCTTGCTGATTAACAGAGAAGCTGACAAGAACAATGTTTCTAAGGCCATGAGTGAAAGAATCTTCGAGGCATTGAGAAAGGCTTTCTTATTTTCAAATCCTGGGTATAAAGAACCTTACTCACAACTTGAATTGAAATTTGAATGATATGGGAAAGCAGGAAAGTGTGAGCGATTTTTATCAGTTCGCAAAGGATTTGGCCAAAGCTGAAAAGGAGCTGAAGGTTGAGCGATGGGTTGAAGTCACTCTTTATTACGGATATGCAGATAAACAAGTAAGTCTTTATCACTACGACCTTCCCCGTGAAATGTATTTCCGCTACCAATGGGTGATTAGATGGAGGATGGCGAAATTTCAGTGTCAATATCCAAAACAGATTATTGGTATAAGTCTGTATCACTATGATAAGCGTTCTGGAGAATCTATGGAGGTTAACGGCTGTCTTAGTAAACTTATATCCGCAAAAGCCCAGATAACGAAAGCAGAACGCAAGATGAATGAGTACATCGAGCACAACCGTCAGAACAACATGTTCTTTGACGAGAATACGGACGAGGAGCTGGTTAAGTTCCGGGAGAAACTGGAGCGAAAGAAACTTGAATGTGCTGAGTGTGAAAAGAGACTTGAACAATTTGTAGAAAAAAGGAGGAAAGAAAATGGCTAACATTGTCAAATTGACCGGATGCAAGGAGGTTTCGCATGATATATATGCTTACTTCACTTGTGATGCTGAAAAAGCATTGAAGGCTTTGGAACTTGAGATACCGTGTACTGGGGCAAATAGCACTGGGGCATACAACATCTACTTTAATGATGAGGGAGAAATTATCTGTGAATATATGACGTTCTGTGTTACACGTGAGTTTAAGAAAGTTTCATCCATACAGGATGCTGTTGAATGGATGGATAGGAAAATGAATGGAAATGAGTAAAACGAAATTGTATTACCTGTTTCTGGCAGTCATGTGGTGGCTGCTTGGATAGGTGGAAAGGAGAAGCTATGAAACAAGTAAAAGTGAAAATTGAAACAACTGTTGAAACCATGTTAGGTGATAAGCCTGTAAATGAATTTCTTGGTGATGTTGCAGATATATGTCATACATCATTGGAGTATTCAACATCAAAACATGAAGGGTGTGAGACGCTCTATGAGGACCAAGAATATGAAGATTACAGAAATGACATGGAGGACAGGATATCTGTTCTTGAAGGTGCTATTTGTCGCATTTTAGAGTTATTGGAGGATTGATTATGAAAGCAATATCCATCAAACAGCCGTGGGCAAGCCTAATCGCTCACGGTATCAAAGACATTGAAAACCGGACTTGGAAGTGTCCTCAGAAGTACATCGGCCAAAGGGTGCTTATTCATGCAAGCAAAGGTAAAGGAGATGGTTGGGTATTAAATAAAGAGCAAGGGTTAAAACTACAAATGCACCCCTCCAATCTTAAAAGTACATTCTATGATGATTTACCTTTTGGTGCCATCATCGGCAGCGTGGTTATATCCGATTGCGTACAAAACCATCCTTCAGTCTGGGCTGAGAAAGGTTGCTGGAACTGGGTACTGGAGGATGCGGTACTGTTTGATAAGCCGATTATGAATGTGAAAGGAAAACTTAGTTTTTGGGAGTATAATATAGAAGAAACAAAATGAACCTAAACGAATTAAGAGATAAAGCCTACCAGTGCGCAGTGAAGCACGGATGGCACGAAGAAGAATACAGCAACGAACATTTCCTTTGCCTGGTCATATCCGAATTAATGGAAGCTGTGGAAGCTGACCGGAAAGGGAAACATGCCAATCGGGTCAATTTTGAATATTACATGAAACAGAGGAAACGTGATGATGAGGAATTTATGTACGCTTTCAAACACGGAATCAAAGACAGCGTGGAGGATGAACTTGCCGATGCTTGTATCCGTGTGTTGGATTTGGCCGGATTGAGAGGATATGATTTGGATAGTCTCGACTACGAAGGAAGCGATACGGAAGACTATTCCGATATGACCTTCACGGAGTCCATGTTTAGAATCTGTGTCTATGTCACCGACAACTTCTACAGGGATGAACCATCTATCCTCCTAAATGAGATATTCGCTTTCTGTCGGGACAGAAATATCGACATCTTCTGGCACATCAAGCAGAAGATGAAATATAATGAACTTCGTCCGTATAAGCACGGAGATAAAAGCTACTGACCATGAAACACATTTTCTACGCCTTAATCATTCTGCAAGCCCTGTATGAGCTTGCGAAACTGTTTAGATGTAAATCCTTGTATCAGCATGTAAAAGTCTTTCAGAAGCTGGATAAGACATCAAAAAGATGGTATCTGATGGCGCATCCGTGGCTTCATATTGCATTATTCATGGATACCATCGGGCTTTTATTGCTGGGGATAGGATTGTTTTCAAGCCAATGGATATGTTTCCTTGTTGTCCTGGTCATGAGTTTCAGTCAGATTCAAAAGCTGGGAGAATGGGCTATATTCTTGGACAGTCTGGTAACGGTCATCATCTACACTTTCGCCATCTTGAACGCATACCACTTGGCATAAAATAAAAAAGGGAGCCAGCCCACACGATTAGAAGCCAACTCCCCCACACGATTATGATGCAAATATAAGATTTCCAACTAAATAAATCGTGCTATGACAAAAGAATTTTCATCAATCGTGGAGTTGAAATCAATACGTGAACAGAAATCAAGGTTATCTGAACGTGAGCAGGAGTTATCCTCCCCTATTCTGACTGATTTTACTCTCATCCCGGAGATTTACGGTTGGTTCAGAGAGATACTTTCCAGAACAGATTGTCCCCCCAATTCGGAAAGCGTCACCCAGCGGAAAAAGTTTCTTTTCATCGTGTTGTTCTTGTTCGCCCCTAGTGTGCTTGCCGGCGGACGGCTACCGAACGGAATCCGGGCAGAGATTTCCGGTGTCTTCCCAGATGTTTCTCCGTGTGTAATATCAAACAATATCGCCGATGTTTCCTTTATCTACCAGCAGTATAAGGATTTCAGGCAGGATATAGAGTATCTTTACAATCAGATTTTAGAAAGGTTGAAAGTCAAAGAACTGATCAAGTAACAGAATGTTTTTAATGGGGATAAAGTCCCTTTGTTTGAATTTTTATGTCTAACAAATTTAAATTTTAAAGGCCGAGTCAGAAGAAGAACAAAATCAGGTTGGGAAATAGCTCGACAAGCCGACAGATTAGCTCAACATCGTTATGGAAGTAACTTTGACAATCCTAATAATCTTGTAAATAGGATTGCAGGCAGGTATCTTGGAAACTTCAATAGAAATGGAACCAGTTGGAATACACAAGTTTCAAAACGTACTTACATGGGACTTAATGATGGGTAATTAGTAAAAGAACTAATCAAGTAAAAAAGCCGGAGCGTTATGCTTCCGGCTTTTCTACTTTTTCCGGTTTGAATGGAGGTAATATTTCTGACAATAATTTTTGAAAATATTGTTCAAGTTCTTCTATTTTCTTTTCTAGTTTATTATTATCAATCGCAGATAGCTTACCGCCATCAATTAAACATGAAAGTAATGATGTGATTTCTATGATTTTGTCTATGTTTTTATTTGATTCATAACGGCTTCTATAAACAAGGAAAAATCTACCCAGCTTATAGACAGATTTTAATGTGTTGCTGTAGTCTCTGTTATTACGTAAAAAATCATTATCTATATTTTCTTTACACTCTATTATTAGATGTATCAATTTATTGTCAAGTGAATTGCATAAGTCTATGATTATTTTTGATGATTCGAAGAATCTGCTAAGTTCGAATTTGTAAAGTTCTAATGACTTGTTGTAGTTGCCTTTTATTGATTCTATTTCTTTAGTAATCTGTGCAATATCTTCCTTTGTAGCAAGATTCTTCCCTTTTTCGCTTTCATAATTTATTTCACGAGAATCCTCTTTCATGGCAAAGTTCTCTCCTTTTTTCTTGTTATATCCTTCCCATATAAGGAAAATTCCAAGTAATAATATTTCCAAGATTAGTCCAATCCATTCCATAATTTATTATTTATGAATATCAAAGATGTCATTTTATTGAATCTATTTTCTGCAATGGTTCATTGGCTTTATGTATAGAAAAATATTGTTGAATTTTATAGTAATTATCTAATTCGTTTATTATTTCTTGATTTTTATATTTTATTAACTCTTCATTAATAATACGTTTCAAATCATCCTTACTATTTTCAATTATGATTGTCGGTATCAAAAATGCAAATATGCCAGAAATAATTATGGGAAATATTATATTTTTAATGTATTTTTTCTTATTATGAGATGAATCAGTACTTACTCTTGAAAGGTTAAAAGGTAGATAATATTGATATGTAACTTCATATTGGTCCAATATAAAGTTGATATAATTAGAAAAATCTTCAAGAAAGAAATCAATAATATCATCAATATTTTTATAAATCTCAATAAAACTAAATAATATCGTAAAGGTTAAAACTAACGAACCTTCTTTTAATTCTAAATTTCTAATATGATATCGTATCTTTTTGCTATCAGGATCTATTTGGGAGTTTAATATTTTATCTAATCTATAATGTAAGTTTTTTTCTAGCCAATAATATAAATTTTTAATTAGTGCTTTATATCCTTCATTATCGTAAAGATTGTGAGATTGAAAATTCTTGTCGTTATTTATTAGTTCTTTGTATAAATCCTCGATAATTTTCTGAAAAGTTTTTCCATCTTTAGAATTAATTCGAATTTTACATGGAATTTCTAAAGTATATTTTAGTGGAGATGTCTTTCTGAATATAGTGGCCATAAGTTTGTTTATTTTAAAATAGATTTTAATTATATTTAATAAAACTCTCTATTCTCAAACGGATTTATATCACATACGTTCCCTTAATTATTATTTAAATTAACTCCGAACCATATAAAGAACGGGGCTGGAATAGTTATTTATAGATGTAATTATATCTTAGTTCGGATTCATTATCCTTGTAACTATATGAAACACATATTTTATTTATAGTACCATCTTCATTATAAATATAGTCATAATATGTCCAAGAATCTGAATATGATTCCTTTTTAGATTTTCTTTGAATACGACCTGAAGAGTCATACTGGTATTCATATTTTTGCTCTATTGATTCTCTCCCTGTATCTCCGTTGATATATGTTTCTTGTAGTAGATTTCCATGTGTGTCGTACTCAAAGATAAAGTTCCCGAACAAAGAACCGTCATTAAGCATTGTCTTTTCTATATAAACGTTATTCCCTTCGTATCTATATTCGCTTATATAACCAAAATTGTTACTAACCCAAATGTCTTTTTCTACTGTTTTTATCAATCTTTTTTGACTATCATATCCGTATGTCCATTCTTCATTCAGGTCTCCATCGTCATCATATACCAGCATGCGTGACACGGAATCAATGTTGTTATATTCATATTTACGTTTTTTTTCAAACAAAGTAAACGTATATTCGTTCATTTCCACTACACGCTTTTTGTCGTCGTATTCATATTTGTAATTGTAATCAATCCTATCATCCAATAAAGCATTATAGTAATTGGTGGTTTTTTCTTGCAATGTTCCGTCTGGATTATAGATATACTGTTCGTATAGTTCTCCATATTCATTTATCTCGCCAAATTTCTTTTCGTGTTCGTTTATTACAATTTCAGACAGAACTTTATTTCCATTATTCCCTCCGGGTTCTCCATCACCATCGCTACTGCACCCTACAAAAAACAAAGCCACTAGTATAGGTCGTATAAATAACATTTTCTTCATTTTACTTTGGTTTTATTGATTAAACATCCATTTCTAATAACTTCCTTAAATCCTCAAAAGAGTGAACTTCATAAATAGTTCCTTTCACTTTTATGTAGCCGTTTACCTCGGTTAAATCTTTTTCTTCTAATATATTAACCTCTCTGATTTCATCATCAGTAAGAATTAATTTCCATACAGGTACACCAATAGCTTTTGACAATTTTTCTAACGTTTCAAGTTTGGGCTTCTCTGTATTAAGTAATTGATTGAGCCCTACAGGGGTAATACCTAACTTTTCTGCAATATCTACCTTTTTAAGGTTTAGCTGCTCTATAATTTCTCTTGTTCTATTTATCATAAAAATCAATTTTGACACAAAAGTAAATGCTTTTATTTATGTATAAGTATTTACTTTGTTAATCTTTGTAAAATATAAGTATATTCTTTTATTTATGTTTGTTTTATTAAAGCATTTACTTTTACTTTACACCATCAAACAAGAAGTAATAACAATTTAAACGCACACGATTATGAAGACTTTAAAAGAACAAGTAGAAGAGATTAAGAACATGAAAAGTTCTAAGGCTGCAAAGAAAGAGGCTTTTATTAAGTTAGGGTTGAGAAAGTACGAAATTGAACTTCTGCTTTCAGAACTGCCTAAACCAGTCAGAGAGGTTCATAAGTTTACCTTTGGCGTAGAGATTGAATGCCTGGTAGCTGCAAGCCTTATGAGAGAAAGTGCAACAAGAAACGAAATGCCTTTTCAGTATGAGGGTTATAATCACGTTGACAACAACCACTACTACAAGTTTGTATCTGATTCTTCTATCAGAGGTGAAAACCCTATCGAATGTGTTTCACCGGTTCTTACTGGTAAAGGGGGGATGAAAAGCCTAGAAACATGTTGCAAAGCTTTAAATGAAGCAAATGCACAAGTGAATATCTCTACAGGCTTACATGTTCATATCGGGGCTGCAACTCTGTCCGGCGAAGCCTATGTAAATGTGTTCAAGAATTATCAGAAACTAGAGAAGGTGATTGATACTTTTATGGCTCGTTCAAGACGTGCAAACAACAGCCAGTGGTGCAAGACTCTTCAAGGTATAAGTTTTGAATGTTGCAGAACGAGATATGACGTTCTAAACGTAATGAGAGACAACAGATATTTTAAGGTGAACGCCTGTTCTTATGCTCGTCACAAGACTATAGAGTTCAGACAGCATCAGGGTTCTACGGACTTCGAAAAGATTTCCAACTGGGTTAACTTCTGCGCCAAGCTGGTTGCCTGGTCAAAGAAGAACGTGCTGAGTTCAGATATTAATTCAATTGACGAGATACCTTTCTTGACAAAGAAAGAAAAGTCATTCTTCAAATCACGTGCTGAGGTTCTTGCATGAGCCTCGCACGATTAAAATCAGAGAATATGTGCTGTATTATCTATAAGCCAAAGGGTGTTCAGATGCCAACTCTGGACACCTTGAATAAAGTTCAGAGAATCAATCATCATGGTTACGGATTTGTTTCTTCAAAGCATAGATACAAGACAATGGATTATCAGAAGTTTTTGGTTCATCTTTCAAAGGTGGGTATTGAAGAAGAATGTATCATTCACATGAGGTGGGCAACGCATGGTTCTAAGTGTAGAAAGAACTGTCACCCGTTTGTCGAGAATGGCATTTATTTTGCCCATAATGGCGTTTTGCCTATTCGGTCAGTAAATGATATGACAGACAGCGAAATCTTCTTTAGAAGCCAAGTTTACCCCCTTGTAATGAAATACGGGTATGAATCGAAAGTGACAGAATCCATGATGATGGCTGCCGCTGGCAGTTCTAGGTTTGCCATGATGTACAAAGGAAAAGTAAAGCTGTATGGCGATTACACGAAATTAAACGGTGTGTATTATTCCAATTTGAGATGGCTATGAAATCAATAAACGTAAATGGTTGCAGCGTATGCCAGCCTGGTAGTGAAAACTATTGTACCTATACTACCAGATTAAGAGGCAAAAGAATAAAAATGTATCAGTACGATTACAAAACAGATTCAGGTGAGTTGTTTACTTGCTGTGCCCCTACACTGGAAAAGTGCAGGGAGAAACGTGACGCATGGCTAAAAAGCAAACATTTGGCTTAATGTTTCGTATGCGTTGAATTGTTATTCAAAATTGTCTTCATAATTGGGTATCTTTGTATAGATACCATCGCGGGTTAGAGCAGTGGTCAGCTCGTCACTTTGACTTGGTGAAGGCCGGTGGTTCGAATCCATCACCCGCAACTAACATTTAAAATTTACACGATTATGGAAATACTTACGCTTATCATCAAACATAAGTTCTTTGACGAAATCTTGTCAGGCAAGAAAACACAAGAATTCAGAGAAATCAGGCCTACAACACAGAAGAAATACTGCCAGCTTGACGCTGATGGGTATTGTGTCGAGAAAGACGGCGTTTTACAGCCTAAGCATTACGATGCAATCCAGTTCTTTGTAGGCTACAATAAAGACAGAGCCAGCGCACTGGTAGAAGTCAAGGATGCAAAGATAGAGCTGTTTGAAGATGAAAATCACAATCTGATTGAATACACCTATCAGGGTGAGATATATCTGGCTGCACAGGTCGTTTATGACCTTGGCCGAATTATTGAAAAGCATGTTTAACCCTTTAAATTTTCGTTGAGTCAGAACAAACAGAAGCACATTTTCAACTGGTGGCTACCGTGGTGGCCGTAGAGGTTTGACTACAGAGAATGGTGGTCTCTCTCAGGGTGGCAGATTTATCACCCGAAGACAACAGTATTATAATGTCCGCACAGGACTTGGCATGAGTGGCGGATAATGACACTGCAAGAAAGGACATACAGCCATATTGACCTCGTCAGACAGAAGACTGACGGGGTTTTGCTGTTTCTGTCGCTGGGTAAGGATTCTTTGGTATTGCTGGACATGATCTACCCGAAGTTTGATAGAATAGTCTGCGTGTTCATGTACTTTGTCAAAGGTTTAGAGCACATCGAAAGATGGATTGGATGGGTAAAAGCCAAATATCCTAAGATAGAATTTGTTCAGGTACCCCACTGGAACCTTACCTACATTCTTCGCGGTGGCCTGTATTGTGTGCCAAACCACAAAGTGAAGCTTTTGAAGTTGGCCGATGTGGTGAAAGCCATGCAGCTCAGATACGGACTTTACTACACTTTCCTAGGCATGAAGAAGGCTGACGGCATGAACCGCCGTTTAATGCTGAAAGGTTATGAAGCCAATGGGTATGAGAACAACGGAATGTGCTATCCTCTGGCCGATTGGACACAGAAAGACATTCTATCTTACATGAAACAGAACAGCCTTCCGGGGCCTGTCAGATATTCACTGAAGGCCAGTTCGGGCGTAGGCTTTAATTTGGATTGTATGCTATGGCTGGAGAAGAACTATCCGCAGGATTTACAGAGGATTTATAAAGTATTCCCGATGGCTGAGAGAATCCTTTGGGAACATAAACAAAAGCAATAGGTATGGAACTGAGCAAATACATAAAGAGTGAATCGGTAGAACTTAACCGTTCCGCCATCCACTTCGCAGATTATAACCCCCGCAAATTGTCTGATGAATCTCGTAAGACATTGAAGCGGGGCATTAAGAAGTTTGGTCTGGTTGGAGGAATCGTAGTCAACAAGCGGACTGGCCTTACTGTCGTATCCGGTCACCAGCGTCTGAGCGTGATGGATGAACTGCAGAAGTTTCCGGAAAACGACTACAGAATCCGCGTCGATGTCATTGATGTAGACGAAAAGCAGGAAAAGGAATTGAACATCCTGATGAACAATCCTAACGCGCAAGGAGCATGGGACTATGACGCATTGGCCCGGATGGTTCCGGATATAGATTACCAGGATGCCGGATTAACGGCCGCTGATTTGAATATGATAGGCTGTGATTTCCTTCTCCAGACAGAAGAAGAAAGTTCTGTTGCTGATGCCCTAGAGGATATGATGGCACCTGTCACAGAGCAGAAAGAAGCTGAAAAGGCCGCAAAGCAGATGGAAAGAGCTGAAAAGGTAGCTCACATGAAAGAAGTAAAGCAACAGGTTAAGGATGCAGCCCAAAAGCAGGCCAAGGATATGGACGCTTATCTGATGCTTTCCTTTGACACATTCGAAGCTAAAGCAGCCTTCTGTGAAAGATTCGGTTACGACCCCTACTCCAAGTTTATCAAGGGTGAAGTATTCGATGAACAGATAGAAAGAATTGAATGACAACATGAAATTTTAGGAGGAAAGCCGAGTCAGAAGAAAAACATATAGTCAGTTGTATCAACAGTCAAGACGAATAATGTACAACGCCGGAAGGCAATACGGGCTTGGTACAGACAGACAAAGAAGTATAAGAGACAGAACGAAGTCTATAATGGAAAGATATGCGGCCAGGATAGATAGCTATTTCTCAAAGAGAGGAATTGATATTTATGGTGATAAGCCTGTTTCTCGCCGCATTTATATGGGCAACAATAATGGATGAAATATGGTAGGGGATTTTATTCTTTGGCTAAAGACGTTTTTTGGGCAGAATCTTTTTTGTATCCATCATTATGTTTGGAAAGGACCATTAGATTTCCGCTATGAAATTTGTGATAAGTGTAGAAAATTGAAAAAGAATTGAATAATTATGAAAGCATCAGAAGAATTTGGTGAGGTTATTGATAGAATAGACAACTTGATAGGAGCATTGGAGTTACCTATGCCTGCAGAGTTTCATGTAAATCAGATGAAGCATGAACTCAGTGAAATATCGGATAAATTGAAACGAGTATACGTCGAAGAAGAGGGTGAAAACCCTTGGGAGGAATAAATGATGAAAAGTGAATCTCAACATAAGAAACATCCAGGAGGAAGAAAGCCAAAATTCGATTACAGGGGTGAGGAATTTCTTTCTCAGGTAGAAACGTATGCCAAAAAGGGATTCACTGACCGGGAAATAGCATTCGCGCTCGGGCTGAATCCGACCTACTTCTACGAAATGAAGTCAAAATATTCGGAGATAACTGACGTATTAGCGCGCGGGCGTGCGACAATCACCGCCGCTGTACGTGCCAAGTTCCTTGCTGTAGCTTTGGGCGGTATCAAGACCAAGAGTACTGTAGTAAGAAAGCTGAAAGACCAGGACGGAAACCTGACCGGCGAAGAAGAGCTTCAGGTAAGTGAAAGCGAGCTGGCTCCCAACCTTCAGGCAATGTCTGTCTGGCTGTATCATCACGATGATGAATGGAGGAATGTTGAACGCCGTCAGGACGAAGATGCAGATATTCCAAAGGATATTGACCACGGAATTTCTATTGACTCATGGATTAAAGACAAACTGAAATGATTGTACCCCAAGCAATATATCATCCGCTATATACCGACAGCGAGAAATTTATCATCCTTATCACCGGTGGCCGTGGATCGGGGAAGTCTTTCAACGCTTCTACCTTCATTGAGCGTCTGACATTCGAAATGACTCCCACAGAGAAGATAGTCCACCAGATTCTATACACCCGTTATACGATGGTATCTGCCGGGATGTCTATCATTCCAGAGATGATGGAAAAGATAGATTTGGATGGAACAACGAAGTATTTCAAGACCACCAAAACCGATATTGTAAACCGGATGACCGGCAGTCGTATCATGTTCCGTGGTATCAAGACTTCTTCCGGGAATCAGACGGCAAAGTTGAAATCAATTCAGGGTATCACCACCTTTGTCTGTGATGAAGCAGAGGAATGGACCAGTGAGGAAGAGTTTGACAAGATTATGCTCTCCATCCGTAAGAAGGGAATTCAGAACCGGATTATCATTATCATGAATCCATGTGATTCGAACCACTTCATCTACAAGAAATACATAGAGAATACTCACCGGCTGGTGGAGATTGACGGCGTTCAGGTGCAAATTTCCACCCATCCGAATGTACTTCATATCCATACGACTTACTTCGACAATATAGAGAACCTTTCTCCTGAGTTCCTGAGAGAAGTCAAGGAAATGAAAGAGAAGAATCCGGAGAAGTACGCTCATGTGGTTATCGGACGATGGGCTGACGTGGCCGAAGGTGCCGTGTTCAAGAAATGGGGTATCGTGGATGAGTTCCCCATGTGGTGCAAGAAGGTGGCTATTGGACAGGACTTTGGTTATACCAATGACCCATCGGCTTCTATTCGGTGCGGAATCATTGACAATGCGCTTTATTTGGATGAAGTGGATTATAGAACTGGATTATTATCTGGGGATATTATAAAGACGCTACGCCCGTGGAATTTGAGAGTGATTGCCGACAGTGCGGACCCGCGACTCATCCAGGAAATTCATAACGGAGGGATTAAAATATACGCAGTAGAGAAAGGGCAAGGTTCTGTCAATGCTGGTATTGACAAGATGCAGGGAATGGAAATATTCATCACCAAGCGTTCTTATAACCTGCAGAGGGAGTTCAGAAACTATGTATGGGCAAAGGATAAGGATGGAAACTACATCAACGAACCTGAAGACCATGATAATCATGGCATAGATGCTGCACGCTACTATGTGCTGGGAGAACTTCTCGGTAGAATTATGAAACCCAAAGACGTTTCAGGAATATTTGGACATTAAACTTTGAGATATGACTATAGAAGAAATTTTAGCTATGCCGGAAGTAGAGAGAAAAATCTACTATCTGAAAAAAGGACGAAAGACCGAGCAACCAAACGCTCACGCTCTTTACAACGACTGGAATCCCAATAAGCATGAGATAGTGATAAATGAAGAAAAATATCCAAAAATCAAAATCACTACCCAGCCTGAGAAACGGATTACAGACCCAAAAACCGGGAAAGAATATATTGAGCCGGCAGTAAGAAAAGAAGTTGAACCGAACAGGATTGCTCTTCCTCTCGAGCAGGACATTGTGAACATTCAGACAGCCTTCACCGTGGGAACAGAACCGGTCCTTGATTGCCAGCCGGATGAATCGGAGGAGAATCTTCTTTCGGCCTTGAAGCAGGTGTTCAAGAAAAACAAGTTGAAATACCAGAACAAGAAAGTAGTCCGGGCATGGCTGGCCGAGCAGGAAGTAGCCGAATACTGGTATGTGGTGAAGGATGACGGCTTCTGGGCAAAACTCAAACGAAAGATTTCAGGAATCTTCGGCAAATCAAAACCTGAATACCGTCTGAAGAGTGCCATCTGGTCTCCGTTCCGTGGCGACAAGCTCTACCCTTTCTTCAATGACCAGGGGGATTTGGTGGCCCTATCCCGTGAATATAAGAAAAAAGACCTGAACGATGTAGAGATTACCTGTTTCATGACCATTACCATGGACATGGTTTATCAGTGGGAACTGACAAGCAACTGGACCGATAAAGGTTCGTTCGCTCATGGATTCAAGAAGATGCCGGTGATTTATATGTACCGTCCGGAAGCATACTGTGAAAAGATAAAGAGCCTCCGTGTAAGACTGGAGAAACTTCTTTCAAACTATGCAGACTGTATCGACTACCACTTCTTCCCTATCCTCATGCTTTTTGGGAACGTAGAGAACTTCTCTGGTGAGTTCAAAAACCGGGTGGTCGAGCTGACCGGCCAGGGAGCAAATGCCCAGTATCTTACCTGGTCACAGGTACCAGATACTGTCAAGTTCGAGGTGGAGACGCTGTTAAGTCAGATATACGGACTGACCAATACGCCCAGAATCTCTTTCGACTCCCTGAAGGGTACAGGAAACGCCGTTTCCGGTGTGACTTTCGACTATGTGTTCATGTCCACCCACCTTAATGTAGAAAATCTGAACGAGATCGTCGGCGAGTTCATGCAACGACGTGTAAATTTCCTTGTCTCCGCGTTGGGTTCCGTGAATTCCACCCTTGAAGAAGCCTCCGAAACCATCGATGTGGATGTGCAGATGCAGCCGTATAAGCTGGAGGACATCAAAGACAAGATAGACACAGCTATCAAGGCCAAGGACGGTGAAATCTGGTCTCAACAGCGGGCCATTACCTTTGTGGGGAACGTGGATGCAGTTCTGGATGAGATTGAAGCCATCAAGGAAGAGCAATCTGAGAAACAGAAGAACGACATCGAGAAGCAGAAACAGCTTTCCTCTCTTAAAAGTTCCAGCAGTAAATCTGAAGAATAGAACAACCCAGTCAGAATATTTACGGGGATAATACAAAACAGAATGATATAAATCTAAAATATTGACTATTTGAGTAGCGGTATCTTTCGAGGTATCGCTATTTTCTTTATCATAGTAAAAACATGAATACTTCTTTGTGATTATTCGTTATTTTACTATATTTGCATCGTAATTAAGTCTTAAACGCTATGAGCTACAAATCAGTTAAAGACGTTGTAACGCTGCTTACTGAAAATGGCTTTTGGTTCGTGAGGCAGAAAGGCAGTCACATGGTTTACACTGATGGTAGCCATGTAGTGATTGTCCCCGACCACGGCAAGAAAGGCGTTGAGAAAGGCACTTATTACAACATTCTGAGGCAAGCGGGGCTAAAATAGCCCCCGCCTCTTTTGTTTAACGATAAAAAGGAGGTCAGTATGAAAACCGTAGAAGTGATTGTAGAACATGCTGGTAATAATCTTAGTGCCTATATTGAAGGTGCTCCGGTGATTACTGTCGGTAACGACGTAAAGGAAATCGAGAAGAACATGAAGGAAGCTGTTGAACTTTACCTGGAGTCATGCAAGGAGATGAACATCGCTCCAGTGGAAATTTTGCAGGGAGAGTTCACATTGAAGTTCAAGATAGATGCTGCCACTTTCATCAACTATTACAGCAGTATCTTTACTAAAGCTGCTTTGAGCCGGATAACTGGAATTAATGAGCGTCAGTTGTGGCATTATGCGGCTGGAGTACACAAACCCCGTAAACAGCAGTTGGAGAAGATTCAGAAAGGTATTAACGCGCTGACAGAGGAACTGGCAGCTATAAATTTGTTATGATTATTAATTAAATATAATGGAGGATAGTACAATGAAAGCAAAAGATGTAAATCCAAGTAATTTTAAGGTTGAGAATGTTGTATTTGAAAATGATGATTTTTCTATAGCGATAGGTATTTGGGAAAATGGGGAAAGAAGAATGGCAATGAGATGGAATGGCTATGGAGATGATCCCGGATACCCAAAATTATTTAAAAATCCAGTCTGGTTCATGGTTGATGACTCTTTAATTTTACCTTTCCTGAATGCTTTGAGGAACGTAAAAGATTCTGACAAAAAAGAAATAGAAGCAGCTATATTGAAATTTTAAAAGTATAATTGAATGATGTTCCAGCGTGATTACCCTAGTAGTCACGCTTTCTTTTTGTCTAAAAACGAACATTCCCCTAATTGTTTCGTATCGTTAGCCTTAAAATTTCCCCTTCCCTTTCTCTATAAGTAAATTTACCGTATGAAATTATTAATCAAACTCATACGGTATGACAATCTTTGAACAAATCTTGGCAGGACTGCAACAGAAATTCGCTGGGGTGGACACTGCCACACTCACCCGTATCGCCACAAAGAAGGCAGAGGGTGTAACGGACGAAACGAAGGTGACCTCCATCGTTGAGGGTATCTCATTTCAGGACGTGATGCAAAACTATGGTGATTTCCGTGCAGGACAGGCGCAGACTTCCGCTGTTTCAAACTACGAGAAGAAGCATGGACTGAAAGACGGAAAACCAATCGAGAATCCGAAACCAGAACCACCGAAACCAAACGACCCTCCAAAGCCGCAGGAGACAGACATCGCAAAGATGATTGCCGATGGCATTGCCGCCGGTATCAAGCCGTTTGCCGACAAGCTGGCCAAAATGGAGGAAAATGAAGCGCAGGCGCAGCGCAATTCTCAGATTTCAGCAGTGGCGAAGAAGTACGGTATTCCCGAATTTATGCTGAAAGACCGCAACATTCCTGAGAACACGGACTTGGATACTTATTTCAAGGACATGAAGCAGGATATGTCTAACAACGGGTTTCAGTTCTCCAAAGCTCCTGAGACTGCCGAACAGAAGCAGGAGAAAGAAGCGAGTGAGTTCGCCAAAATGATTGAGGCGGACACAAAATCTATTGTCGAACAACAAAACAAGTAATTTATGTCAGCAGGATTTAAGTACAACATTGAGCCTGAACCGTCCATCGAGGAACGCTATGACGTTTCTACCGGTGTAAGACGTAGAGGCCCTTACAAGCTGGATACGGCCAACCTTGTCGCTGGTTCGTTTCTTCCATCCTTTACACCGATTGCCGCCGACTTGGTGAAGAAGACCGCTCAGGTGGCTATCCGTGTAGAAGTCTATGAAAAGTTTACCACCGGTTCCAATACCACATTGAAAATCAAGAAAAACTCTTTGGCTTATGTGGGTATGCATCTGGGTAATGGTTCTCATGGGGCTACCATCAACAGTATTGACAAATCAAACAAAGATTTCGATAAGTTGACGCTGTCTGCCGACTTTGGCGAAACATTGGAAGCTGGTACTGTACTCTATGAAGCTACAGCGGTAAGCGGCACAACTCCGAAAGTCATTGCTAACTCAGCCTTGTACGGAAGAGTACAAGTAGAAGAAGGCATTGTATTAGTTGCTCTTTTGATGCGAGCATTCGAGATTGAGCCTACCAAATTGGTTATGCCTTTCTCTGACATTGACAAGGCCAACATGCCGCATTTCCAGTTCAACGCTCCTGACGTTACTCAAGGTGGAAAGGCTGTAGTTGCCAAAGCGTCTTCCAGTCAAGATGGCTTGATGAGTAAAGAAGACAAAGCTAAATTGGATGGTATCGCATCCCAAGCCAACAAATTCACTTTGTCTGCAGCAACATCTTCTGCTCTCGGAGGTGTAAAGCAAGGTGTTAAAGTAGATGATGCTACTGGGCAGGAAGATGCACATACAAAATTGAATGCCCTTCTGGCATCTTTGAGAACAGCAGGTGTAATTGCAAGCAAATAAAGAAAGGAGGTAAAACATGATGCTAACTATTCATACTCTGTTTAATGACCCCAATATCGTAAACGCCGTTATCCAGCGCGTCCTTCAGACTCGTAAGGATACAATCTACTGGCAGCAGTATCTTGATTTCCGTAGAACGACTACCCGTGTGTTCAAGGACTACATCGGTCAGGTTACTGGAGTGATGGCCGGTTCTATTAACTCACGATACGGCGAGAAGCCTATCCGTGAACGCCGGAATATCGGTTCAGGATATGGTGAAATCGCTTATCTTGGCGATGCTTACCAGATTTCCATTGACCGCCTGTCCGAACTTCAGGACTTGATTGACAAGTTTAACGCAGCTAAACCTGCTGACCAGGTAGCAGCCATGCAGGAAATCGTGAATTTCATCTATGACGATTACCGCCAGGTACTTTTGGCAGCTCACAAGCGCATGGATATTATCGTAGGTTCACTTCTGATGACCGGAGAAGCAGCTGTTAAGAACAAGGACGACAATGCCGGAGGCGTTGACCTTCTCAACATTGAATTGCCGTTCAAGTTCATCAAGCCTGATACTGGTGCGAAGACGAACTTCATCACCTATTTGCAGCAGCAGATTAATGCACTGAAAGCGGACTACGGTAATTTCCAGAAGATGATTATGTCACGAGGAACTTTCGTGAAGAATATCATCGGGTCGGCTGAGTTTGGTGACAAGTTCAAGATGCAGCTTACAGGAAATGAGATGTATCTTTCAACTGGTTTGATTACATCTCAACTGGCTTCCCAAGTATTCACTGGCATCGGGCTTCCGGCCATTGAAATCAAGGAAGATTACGTGAAAGACCAGACCGGGAAGAACGTGCAGATTTATGCAGACGACCGTATCACCTTGCTTCCGCAGGATAAGGTCGGTTATATGCGTTTCCACACTCCGTACGAAGCAGTGGACGGCGTACCGGGACGTAACTACACCCAGGCAGACGGTGATATGCTTATTTCCGGTTACAAGGACAAGAACGGTCGTTATTTGGAATACACTGCAGAGTGGATTCCTCAGATTACGAACCCGAATCTGATTGTGAACTTTGATTTGTCAACCATGAACGCATGACAGTAAACGACTACATATCACAGAAGTTTCAGACCTTCGGCATCAACTTGTCGGAGGCTGACCTTTTGGAGATAAGTTTGTCTTCAGAAGTAAGCGGAGAGGATGAGATGGGCCCGTCAAACATCGGACTTGTTTCGGTGTCTATGGCGAAGTTTATCCCCTCTCTTCTACTTCGTGCTACTTCCATCAGCGAGAACGGTTTCTCTATGTCCTGGGACACCAAAGGCTTGAAGGAATACTACTCATTCTTGTGCAAGAAGTATGGCCTTGAAGACACACTGTCAGATAAACCTAAAGTCAGATTCCTATGATATTCGCGCCACATATATTACAAATCAAGGTTACTACTCCAATGGAAACAGACGAGTTCGGCCGGCCTATTCCCGGAACCGGTGGAGAAAGCTGGCAGGACGTATGTAAGTGCCGGTGTGATGATAACTCCACCAAGGAGTTTACTTCGGAGAACGGCGAGGTGTACCGACCGAACTATCACATAGTCTGTGAAAAGAAAACCTCCCTGAAGGCTGGCGATGAAGTCAGATGTATGGATGGTGAGAATATCCGTGGAACTGGCAAGGTTTACATGGTGAAGAATACGAATTATTTTGGTTACTCAGAGATATGGCTGTAAAGTTTGATTTTTCGGACGTGGATAGCTTTTTCGAGCAAGGAATAAGTGAAATTCGTGACATCGTAGATAAAGTTGGCAATGAGGCTGATGAATACGATGTGAAGGATGGCTCTTATCAGGACAGGACAAAAACACTCCGTAGGTCAAATAAACACAATGTTGAGGACGATTGTAGTCTGACATTGTACAATGATGCAGCAAGCCCCCAAGGGTATCATTATGCGTCCAATGTGGAAAGCAAGGGTTTCAGAGTGAGAAGTGGAGGGGCATTATATGCTGAGAAACGATTAAAGGAGGAAATAAAATGATAGTTACCACCGACATAGCGAACATACTCTATCGTGATTGCAAGTCTTTCGGGATTGATATCGTTCCCCATGGCAAGAAGCTGACAGGGGCGATAAAGTCCGAAAGGATTGTCATTCACGCCAAGAAGCAACAGCCGGGCACATACTGGAAGAAATCTTTCGTCGAGGTGAACATTTGTGTTCCCGATTTGAAGGAAGGCGAAGCCAATACCATCCGGCTGAACGAACTGGAGAAGCAGGCACAGGGATTGTTTGACGGTGTTACCGGTCGCTATGACGGTACAACCTATCATTATTCTATCGAATCAATTGGAACGGAGGAGGACACTGCTTTAAAGTGTCACTATGTGAATGTAAGAATTTTGTTTGAAGTTTTAAATGTGAAATAATATGGCAGAATCAAAGAAAATCACAGCTGTGAATATCAAGAAACTTTGGTATGGCGAGACAAATGCTATCACAGCAGATTTGACTGGGCAGGCTTTATATACTCTTTTACAAGGTGAAACCTTAAAAGAGGTGAAGAATATCCATCAGGATACATGGACACTTGAAGAAGCGGAAGCAAGCCGCACTAACTACAAGAACCAGCTTACCGGTCAGACTTATCGTAGTGATAAGGAAATGGGCGATGTAACCGTGAACTTCACCATTGGCGAGTACGACTATCCTACTAAAAAAGACCTTATGGGTGGCGATGTCATCAACACCGACAAAGGTTGGAAGCGTGCAAGAGGTAAGGTAAACATTGAGAAGTTACTTGTTGCTTTAACTGACGATGACCAGTATTGTGTGATTCCCCGTGCTGACATCGGTGCACGTGAAGCCACAACAGACAAGGCTGTCGGTATTCCTGTAAGTGCGGTGGAACTGGAACCACAAAATGCAGAAGTTGCACCGGAATACTGGTTTGACTCATCTGAAGTAACAGCAGGTGCTTAATGCCTATCCAATAGGTAGAGATTGAATTCCATAACAGGGGTGGGCTTTATGGCTTCACCCCTTAATTTTTATCTTTTATCAGAATGAATCAAGGAGCAAAAATAGTAACTGAATCCATTATCGGAAGTGATTTCAGAACGGTGTTTGTCGCTGGGAAAGCCTACACGGTCTACCCTCCTACTATCAACAAACTGGCCGGAGCAATCTCCCATTTGTCAGGTGTACAAGAAGCAGACAATTTGAAAGAAGTTCTTCTCTCCCTGGGAGAAAGTGAGGCCTACAGCAGGGCTCTTTCCTGGCTGATAGCTGGTGACGAAAACTTGAGTGAAGAGTTAGCCAAAGGAACATACGAAGAAAACGTAAATGCTTTAGATGAAGCACTCTCTATGATTGACTCAAAGGTTTTTCTCAAAGCTGTCAGCTTGGCGAGGAACGTAAGTCTACTGGCAGCGAAACCGAGGTTGTAGGCAATGAAACTCTCTTGGGGCAGATAGCTTCGTTCATGGAAAATCTGCATCTGTCATACCGGGAAGTGGTCTATGAGATACCATACAGGAATTTAGTATTAATGCAGCGTGACAAGCTCCATATAGTTACCGGAACCAAGGTTACAAAAGTGAAGGGTAAGGACATGGCTTCACGCAGAAGAAGAAACAAGAAATAGATATGCCAAAGTTATCAGAGATTTTTATATATTTGTCTAACAATTAAATTTTAAAGCCGAGTCAGAAGAAAAAGTTTAGACGATTTAGCCGCTCAAAGATGGCGGTTGGCTCAGAGCAATATATCTGATGCCAGAATGAGAAGAGTAAATACAGCATATCACAGGTATGCACGTAATATTCATTCCCGTGTAGGAAATATGGGACAATTTACAGACGAGCAATATGCACGTAAGTTTAGCACACGTACATACATGGGGCTTAATGGCGGATAATTTAAGGCGGGAAATCCCGCCTTATTTATTTTCTATGTATTTCTATTATTTTACCTAAATGAAAAGCTATTTGCCAAAAAGCATATAAATCAGCACGTATCATATTTGGTATGAACCTAAAGCCGTCAACCTCTACTAAAGCCGTATCACGTTCTTTGGCATATCCAACGGCAATATACAAATATTTGTAAGGTTTAGGTACAAACGGAAAATTTCCGTTATTATAATCGTCAATGAAATATTCTTTATCTGGTTGGGTTACATCAGGATTAAGAACATATTTGCCATTTCTATCTTTGAGCAAATAACGATTTGCGGTAATACCCTCTTTGATTTCTCTATACTCTTCTTTCTTTGTACCTGCTATTATCTGGTCAAAATAAACTTGCTTTATAGGTAAATAAAGGGTATTCTCTTTAGTAGGCGTTTCCATGATGTTTAATCTTTCATTTTTAATAGTTTCTCCAAATCCTCAAAAGAATGAACCTCATAGAGAGTTCCTTTCACTTTCACGTAGCCATTTACTTCGGAATTTAAAGACTGGCTGTTTACAGATGATGGTATATATCCATCAATAAGCTCTATTACTTGAACACCTAATGTATTTGCGATTTCTTCAAGCATTTTTGTTGTTGTACCATTGCTTAAAGAACGGCTTAAACTCTCTGGGGTTCTTCCCATTTGTACAGCAAGGTCTTTCATCATAATACCTTTTTCTCTACATATTTCTTGTATTCTATACTTCATACATTTTTGTATAATTGATTCAGTAGTGCAAATATAGAGCGAATTATACATAAATGTATATTTAAAGAATAAAATAATGTTAAACAAGCGCAGAATTATACATTTATGTTTGTTTGCAATTATACAAGTTTGTATATTTGCAACGTGATAATCAACGAGACATATACAAGAATGTATAATTAAATAAAATATAAGAACTATGGCAACAGAAAAGAGAAACCTATTAAAAGAGATTATGAGCCTTGCTTGGTCATTTGTACGCAAGAACGGTTATTCAATGAGTGAAGCATTGAAATGCGCTTGGACTAATATCAAACTTCGTGCATTGCTTCATAAGAAGGTGGTTGAGTTCTATTTCAAGAAAACAGACGGCACACTGCGTCAGGCTTTCGGTACTTTAATGAGTGGCAGAATACCTGAAACAAAGGGTACGAAGAAAACGGTAGATAACTGTCAAGTGTATTTCGATTGCGAAAAAGAAGAATGGCGTTGTTTCAAAAAGTGTAACCTTATAAAGATAGCATAATTATGACAAAGATAGAGTTAAGAGAAAGCGATATGCAGAGAGCAAGAAACCTTAACCGTAAAAATGGATGGGGGTTAACAGCCGACCAGATGAAAAGAATTATATCGGCATACGAGAAAGGCAACGATTATAAGCGTGCTTTAATAGAGTATCGTTTGACAGATGTAAACTTTCATACCGAAGTTGAACTTCTGAAAAACGGTAAATTCAATGAGTTAAAAGAACAAGTAAAAGAATGGTAACAATAAAACATATATAAAGATGGAAACAATCGTAAATCAAAGCAAAATGGCAAAACAAGAAATAAGTTACAATGAAGAAAGGGCTCAAATGTTAAAAGAGTTGCATAGCCATAACCTTGCAGACCGAATAACAAATATGCCAATAAGCGAAAACACACGAGCAGCCTTATATTTTAAAGGTAAGGTTCAAGATGTTATAGATACCCTTTTCTCACTTCACTATTTGATATATAGAGAACCTGACGACAAGACAACAGAAATGTTTTGTAAAGCAGGCGAAATGCTTAATGAACTCGCCGACAAATACATAATTGAAAGTATAAGTGATAACATAGGCACTCGCATGACAGAGATATAAAGCAATTCAAACTCTCACACACGATTATTTTGAAACAATCAGCCAAATGTTTGTTCTGAGAATGATAATTTTTAGGACAGATGTTTGGCGGTTGGTAACTTTGCCTTAGAACGAAATGCGCTTCGTGGCAGTTGCGTATGAGATAAAATATTTAGGACATTTCTTTTAAGGGGTAAACTGCCACTTTAGACCTCTTTTAAGATTTGTCCTTATTTTATATAATATGTGCGGTACTGGTACTACCGCACATTATAAACGACTAAATATTATGAATAATCCAGTAGTTTACGATTACAAAGGTAGTCAAATTTCATTTATCAGTGGTGAAAATGTGATGATAAATGCTACACAGATGGCAAAACCGTTCGGTAAAGAGCCAAAGCATTGGTTATTAAACCAATCAACACGTGATTTTATACAAGCATTAAGCGAAGTAAGAAATCTTACTTCGGCTGATTTAGTGAAAGTTACAAAAGGTGGTATTGAGCAAGGTACTTGGATGCACGAAGATGTAGCCTTAGAGTTTGCCCGTTGGTTGAATCCTGCTTTTGCGATATGGTGTAATGACCGTATCAAAGAATTGCTAAAAACAGGTGTAACCACGATAAGCAATGATGATGAAGCAATAGCTTATGCGATGCAAGTATTAAATAAACGTCTTGAACAGGCAAAACAAGAAAAAATTTTGTTAGAACAGAAGAATCTTAGACTTGAAGATGAAGCGAAGGTCAATGCGCCTAAAGTCTTGTTTGCTGATGCAGTTTCAACTTCTCAACGCTCATGTTTGGTTGCCGAGCTTGCAAAGATATTGCAGCAGAATGGCGTGAATATAGGTCAGAACCGTTTGTTCGCTTGGATGCGTGAAAATGGCTACTTATGCTCAAAAGGTCAATATTACAACCAGCCCACACAAAAGGCTATGGATTTAGGGTTATTTGAACTGAAGCAGACGACAATAAACAAGCCTGATGGTTCGATACTTGTTTCTACAACTACAAAAGTAACAGGTAAAGGTCAAGTTTATTTCGTAAATAAGTTTTTGGGTAAAGATGCAGCTTAATTATGAGAGAAGCATTTAAAATAACGGCAGGTTTGCGATTTGGCAGACTTGTCGTTTTAAAACAGGTAGAACGAAAACCTGATGATAAAGACAAGCATTTCAAGTGGCTTTGCCAATGCGATTGCGGAAAAACTTGTGTTGTTCGTTCAAGTAATTTGAGAAATGGGATAACAAAGAGTTGTGGATGTTCAAAGCTTGATATAAAAGATATTACAGGTCAAAGGTTTGGTAGATTGATAGCTTTAAAACATGTTGGATTTGCAAGTAATAACATTGCATTATGGAAATGTAAATGCGATTGCGGTAAAATGATAGTCGCCAGAGAATGCAATTTACATAGTGGTATAACTAAAAGTTGCGGATGTTTACAAATTGAAAGAACTAAAAAAGCAAATTCAAAACACGGTAAGACAAACACAAGACTATATAATATATGGTCTAAAATGAAAGAACGCTGTTGCAATTCCACAAGAAAAGCATATAAAAATTATGGTAAAAAAGGTGTCAGTGTTTGTGATGAATGGCTAAATGATTTTCAGAAGTTTTGCGATTGGGCAATAGAAAACGGTTATAAAGATAATCTTACAATAGACAGAATAAACTCAAATGGTAATTATGAGCCCAATAATTGCAGATGGGTAACTTTAAGTGAAAATGTAAGGCAAAAATATAAATCCAACTTTATAACTGTTGGCGATAAATCTCTAACGATACATGATTGGGCACAACGGCTAAATCTCTCTCAATATGCTTTGCGAAACAGATATAAAGAATTTGGTAAAGAATGGGTTGAAAAAGCAATAAAAACAATATTAGAAACAGGTGATAACACTCACATTTATAAGCGAAAAGAGTACGCTAATGGTAGAATAAGACATCGAAAAAACACAAATACGCAACAATAGGTTTATTGTTTGGTATTAATCATCGTAAAAACTGAATATTAATGAATTGAGGTGTAATTTCAAACGATTAATATTCAGTTTTTAATATATGGCTACACTTGTATTCCGCGTAAGCGCACAATATGATGAGGTTATAAAACTTCGTAATGAGATTAGTAAGCTGGAAGCCCAGCTCAAGAAGATGGACGTCAACAAATCCCCTGCAGCTGCAAAGGCTTTAGAAACACAACTGGCATCTACCCGTCAGCAGATGATGGGACTGGTAACTGAGGCGGCTAAGACAGGCGCTGTAATGGAGAAAGATTTTAAGTCCAATATTTACAATGCCTCACAATCTGTAAATGATTTTACTCAAAAAATTATTGACCAGAAAAGAGTTGTCAAAGACGTAGAACATGATGTTAAGCGGTTGGGCGATGCTTATAAAACAGCTTTAAAAAGAAATCCGACGGGAGCTGCAGGCTTATTATCAGAATACCAATCTGCAAAGAAGACTCTCGATGAAGAAAAAGCTACTTTATTTGGTTTGACTCAGCAGCAGGCTGAAGCCCGTCTTTCAGTAAAGAGACTGAAGGATGAATATGCAGCCTTTAAGGAGGAAGCAGGTGAAACGGTCGAAGCAAATGAAAAGATGTCCGTTTCCTTAACCAAAGTACTTGGTGTAATAGGTGGAGTAACTGCCTTGAAAAACTTTGCCACAGAACTTGTCAATGTACGAGGACAATTTCAGCAGCTTGAAATTGCTTTTTCAACCATGCTGAAAAGTAAGGAAAAAGCAGATAAACTGATGTCGGAACTGGTGGATATTGCCGCAAAGACGCCCTTTGACCTTCAAGGGGTGGCATCATCTGCCAAGCAAATGATTGCTTACGGCTCGTCAGCTGAGAATGTGGGTGATGAACTTGTCATGCTTGGTAATGTAGCCGCCGGTGTTGGCTCCCAGCTTAGTGAAATAGCCTATCTCTATGGCACATTAAGGACACAAGGGAGAGCCTATGCTGTCGATATTCGTCAGTTTGCAGGACGTGGTATTCCCATCTACGAGGAACTGGCAAAAGTGCTTGGTGTGACAAAAGATGAAGTTTCCGGTTTAGTAAAGGAAGGCAAGGTAGGATTTAAAGAAGTAGAACAGGCCTTCAAAAATATGACTAGTGAATCAGGAATCTATTATAACCTGATGCAAGAACAGTCTAAGTCTCTTACAGGTCAGTTGAGTAACCTTGGAGATGCTTGGGATACAATGTTGAATGAGATTGGAAAAGATACTCAGGGAATTGCTTCTGCAGGTATTTCAGGATTGAAAGGTCTTATTGAGAACTATGAAACTGTTGGTAAGATTTTGATAGGACTGATTGCTACATACGGGACATATAAAACCGCTCTTATTGTAGTGCGAATAGCTCAGGATACATTAACGGCCAGAATGGAACTTGCAATCTTGGTTACCAAAGCTCAAATGATAGCACAAAAGGCCTTGAATACGGTTATGAAAGCTAACCCGTATGTACTGGCAGCTACGGTTCTTGCCGGGCTTGTTGCTACAATGTGGGCCTTTCATGACAGCACAACCGCATCGGAAAAGGCACAACAAAAATTCAATGAAGAACAAAAGAATTTTGCGAATCAGGAAGAGGAACGCAAGAAAAAAATAGAAGAGCTGATACGCGTTATCCAAGATGAGACAGAAACCGAGTTTTCAAAGATAAAGGCCTATGAGGAACTACAAAGGTATTCTCCTGCACTTTCTTCTGCTTATACCCGTGAACAACTGGCTGTACTCAATCTTGCAGAAGCAAATAAAGAACTGAATAAGGAACGAGACAAGAACAGTTATGAAAACATACTAAAGAATATTCAACAATGGGAGGAGAAAATAAAATCATTAAATGCTTCTTTAAAAAATGCGGGGCAAGGTGCCCCACTAATCGCTTCACAAATAGAATCAGCAAAAGCAAATCTTAACAAGTGGAAATCAGCCTTGAGCGAATATAATCGACTGAAAAAGGAAACAGAGGAAAACTCGAAACCTGTTGAAGTCAAGCTGATGGAAGCAAGAAGTAATCGTGAGCAGATTATACGCGAATACAATATAGCAAGACAAATATTGCAGGAAGAGCAAGAAAAAATTAAGAATTTTCCTTTTGCAACAATTCCTATTGACGTTCAAATACGGTTCAATAATGCGCAAGCAGCGCTAAAAGGGATTGACGGCACCATATTTGGCCTGGAATCGCAAAGGGAAGCATCGGAAAAGTCGTATCAGCAAGCATATAAAGAAGCAAAAGCTGTTTACGAAGCAAAATTAAAGGCTGTAGAGGATGCTAAAAAAGGTACTGAGTCAGCCTATAAGAAAGCTGTAGAAGAGTTGGAAGCGGCAGAAAAATCATATAAATCGCTCGGTGGTATAACAGGAGACACTCTGGCCAAACAAGAGAATGATGCGAAGAAAGATGCCGAGCGACAAAAGAAAGAGCAGCAACAGGTTGCAGAAGAACTCCTTCAGCTTCGCAGGACCAATCAGCAGGAAGAAATCAACCTGATGGAAGAAGGTTCTGAAAAGAAGCGCAGACAGATTGAGCTGGATTACCAGCGAGAAATCGATGAAATTAGGAAACAGCGCAAAAAATGGGAAGATGCGCAAGGAGGAAAGCTTACGTCTGAACAGCGGGAAGTATTAGGAAGTCGTGCGTCTAATGCCATGACGTCGCGTGAAAAAGGTCTGGCCGAAATTACAGAAACTGAAAATCAAGCTGCAATCGAGGCCAACGAACGTTACCTGAAAAGCTATGGTACATTTATGCAGAAACGTGATGCAATCATAGCCGAGTACACCCGTAAAATCTCAGAGGCCACTACTCAGGGAGACAAGGACATACTCCAAAAAGAAATGGATAAGGCACTCTCCTCCCTTGATCTTGAGAAGCTGAAACAGGGAATCAACTGGGAACTTATCTTCGGTGACTTGGACAAGGTATCCAAAAAGTCCCTGAACAAGGTAAAGCAGCAGCTTAGGGACTTCAAGAACTCCGAAGAATACAAGAATATGGCTGTTGACCAGAAGAAGGTCATTGACGAGGCTTTAAGCAACATCCAGTCAACCCTTATCGACAAAGGAGGATTGCTGGCCGACCTACCCGAACAGTTAAGCGAATTGGCCAAGGCACAGGAAGAACTGTCACAAGCTCAGGAGGAATACAACGAAGCCATGAGAAGCGGAACAGATGAACAGAAGGAAGCGGCCACGAAGAAACTGAATGATGCCCAGAAAAGACAGCAGAACGCTCAGGTCAATGTACAAAAGTCAACAGATAAAACGACAAGCAACCTTGTCACATTGTCGAACGTCATTACCCAGCTTGGTTCAAATTCTGAAATTTCACTCTCTCAGGTCGGTGATTTGGCCGGAAATATAGTAGACATATTTGCAGAAGAGAGCGAGAAACTTGGAGGTATAATTGGAGCTGCATTTTCTCTTTTAGATGCCATCGGGACACAGGGGTTGGATGGTTTCGTAGGTAACATATTCAGTAGTGTCTTTAAGTCTGTAGGTGGAATATGGGATACCCTGACTTTCGGCGGATTCAGCAAACTCTTCGGTATTGGAGGAAACGAAAAAGAGGTGCAGGATACCATCAACAGACTCACGGACAGAAACGAAAAGTTGCAGTCTGCCATCGAATCCCTTACAGAAGAAATGAAGTCCAGCAAGGGAAGCGAGAAATCCGTAGCAGAGTACAATAAAGCCATCAAGTATCAGGAGGAATACAACAAGAATGTCCTTTCAAAAGCGCAGGCCAATGCTGGCTATCACAGTAAACATCATAGCTGGGCCTATTACATGGGCTGGTCGGAAAGTGACATACAATGGATTCGGGAAAATGTCATGGCAGAGTTCACAGGTACAGATTCCTTGTGGCAGATGTCTCCGGAGCAGATGGACTTATTACGTCAGAATGTAGACTTGTGGCAGAAAATGGCTGATTCAGGGAAAGGAGGCTATGGAAATAGTGTCGTTGATGCGCTAGGTGAATATGCAGATCTGGCCGGAAACCTCGAAGAACTGAAAGAGGGCCTTTTCGAACAGCTTACCGGAATAAGTTTTGATTCCATGTATGACAGTTTCATAGATACTCTCATGGATATGGATGCCTCGGCGGAAGATTTTGCGGATAACCTATCCGAATACTTTATGCGTGCCATGCTTTCAGATAAAATCGGTAACATGTACAGCCAGAAGCTGGAAGACTGGTGGAACAGATTCGGTGAAAGTATGAAGGACGGAAACCTGAGTGAGAGTGAACGTAATTCACTCCAAAACGAATATATGGGGTACGTGAATGAAGCATTGAAACTACGGGATGAACTTGCCGCAGCTACCGGATACGACAAGGCTGGCAGCAGCTCCCAGCAGTCGGCCTCCAGCCGCGGATTCGGTACAGAAATGACGCACGAGGATGCCGGGGAACTGAGTGGGCGGTTTACAGTCGTGTATGAGTCCAATCTTCGTATTGAGACGGCAGAACAGCAGCAAACGGTAGCTATTACCGAACTGCGAGGTTCCATCGGCTCCCTGACATCACAAGTAACCGGTCTGTACAACATTGCCGACGAGACACGTACCATCCTGGCCAATTCCTATCTGGAGTTACAGCAAATCAGAGAGAACACAGGCGAAATTGTCAAACCTATCAAACAGATGCAGGCCGACATTGCCGAAGTGAAACGTAATACAGCAAGATTATGACAGGAGATTTATTTATTAACGGGAAGGATGCCTGGAGCACATGGGGTGTCCGCATGGGTGACGGTTTTCTCGATGCTATCGACGGATTCAACCAGATGAAAGACTACATCGAAGATGAGAGCCGTCTGGAGCACGGGAAGCGAATAATAACCGAAAATGCAAAAGTAGCATCGCGTGAAATCACTCTCCAGTTCACCATAGAAGGAAACTCAGAAGGCGACTATCGGACAAAGAAGAAATCTTTTCAGTCAGAACTGGAGAAAGGAACCGTAAACATCAAAATCCCAACTCTTGGAAACGAAGTCTACAAGCTGGTTTACCTGGGTAAGAGCATTTCTTACGGGTTGAGTATTGACAGGTGTTTCGGTAAGGTTTCAAGTAAGTTTTGCGAACCGAATCCCATGGATAGAAGCGAATAACGAACATTTCCTTTATTGTTTCAAATGGAAGTCCGGATTTTTAGGGCTTCCATTTTCTATTTATGAACTTTGGGGATATGATTGAAATTAAGGACATATCCGGAAAGACAAGATTCTCCACCCCTATCAACAAAGGGGCGAAGGGAAAGTTTACACTGATGAAAGAGGACTACATCGTTCTCCCATTCTCCGTGCCTGAACCGATATATTTTAAACTTGGAGACTATGTAGACCTTTCTGGGGTTCTGGATGATTCTCTGGGCGGATTACTTTCAAAAGTATATGAGGTAACTGACTTGCAGAAACCTTCTTTCAATGCTTCTACCGCTGGATATGATTATGAGCTGAAACTGGATGCTTACTACTGGAAGTGGAAAAACAAAATTTTCAAATACACTCCTGAACATGCTGGATATGAAGCGTCATGGTCTCTCACCGCAGCCCTTGATGTACAGCTTGGTGTGTTCTTACGTAACCTGAAAGCTTTGGGATATACCTATAAGGGAAAAGAATTCGTATTTGAAATAGATTCAACAGTAGAGAATAAGGCAGTTGCAATGACGTATGACAATATGAACCTGCTGGATGCCTTATTCTCAATGGCGGGTGAGGATAAGTGGAACTGTGATTGCTGGATAACGGACAACGTAATTCATTTTGGGCGAAACGAATTCGGTGATGCCGTGAAAATCGAGTTAGGGGTTGAAGCGTCTGCCATGACTCGCAGTGAGAGCAAAGGCACTTATGCCACCCGCATTTATGCATTCGGATCTACAAGAAACATACCTGAGAACTACCGTTCCATTGAAGAGCAGACGGTAGTAAACGGAGTTGTGCAAAGACGACTTATGCTTCCCGCTGGTACGCCATACATAGATGTGTATCCTGACATGAGCCAGGAAGAAGCAATTGAAGACATCGTGGTATTTGACGAGGTATATCCCCGACTTGAAAGTACGATGTCAAGTGTATCTACGAGGACGGAAACCGTTACAAATGAAGACGGAGGTCAGGAAACCGTGACTTACTATCGCTATCGTGATACTGGCCTGAATTTCTCCAAGGACTACATACTTCCGGGACAAGAGCTGACAATTATCTTTCAGTCCGGCAAAATGAATGGATTGGAGTTCGGTGTTATTTTTGACCCGGACAACAACGGAAGCCAGCTTTGGGAAATTGTCCGCAGCGAAGACTACGGACGTCCATTGCCGGATGATACCATATATCCTGAAAATGATGACAAGTATATCCTTTCCGGTTTTGATCCAAAGTTTGTTTCTGTACAAATGATTCCGGACGCGGAGCAGGAACTGAAAGAGAAGGCACAGAAGATAGCAGACCAGCGAAAAAAGGACGATGGTACATACTACACTACCCTCCGGTCAGAATGGGTTAATGAAGACAAGCTGAAACGCTTTTTCGAGTTCGGGCAAAAGATAAACCTGGTCAATAAAGCCTTTTTTGAGAATGGCCGTGAAAGCCGTGTTCTCGGATGGGAGTTTAACCTTGACATTCCATGGGATTCTCCGGTATATACTATTGGGGAAAGTATGCCCTACTCTCGCCTTAATGATGTGGAAGAGAAACTGGAGTCGATTACGTATAAAGGGCATACTTATGTTGGAGGCGGAGGAAGTAGCATATATGTGATTAAGACCAATGATTCTACTGCCCCATCGGACAGTAACGTATTTTCGGCAAAACGGTCACTTGCAACATTATTGAGAAAGGACAAGGAAGACCAGACAAACTATCTCATTAAGCTTCTTGGCGGTATCATATCTCCTTTCCTGGAATCAATTGACTTCGTGACCGGAATGATGGGTGCTGGTATGTCATTCTCTTCAGAAAAGGGCGGCGAGTCTGTCGGATGGATTGACAAACTGTACGTGCGCAAGAAAGCTATCTTCCAGTTACTTTCAATAATGGAGACCGAGCTGGCCGGAGCTTCCTTCATGTTCAACGCCAGCGGGGCCAGAGCAACGATTACTAAGGTCGAGTTTATAGAAAAAAAGGGAATTCGTTTCAAGGATGGTAAAGGAGTCAAGTTCTCAGACGGGAAAAGAGGTTACTCATCTCCTGGAACTTATGGTTCTGTTTATCGCTGTTACTTCCTTGCAGATGATGGTGAGAAAGCCATAGAAAATCGTTTTAAGCCAGGGAATTTAGTACGCTCACAGTCCTTTAATATTAAGGAAGGCGCGTATGACGGCGTATCCAATCACTATTGGTGGCGTCTGGTGGAAAATGTTGGTGATAACTGGATAGAGGTATCCGTGAATCATTGTGACGAAGGCAGCGACATACCGGCAGTTGGAGATGTGATGGTACAACTTGGAGACGTATCGGATACAGATTTTCAGGCTGCAATCGTGTTGTCTGCATACGGAGACGGTGCGCCTTCTCTTACCTTCTATCAGGGGATAAGTTCTTACTCCCTCTCCGGGAAAGATATAGTTTCAATCGGATATGATCGTCTAACTAAAGAAGGATACTTTAATGTTTATGGAAAGACATATATCGGTAATAGGGACAAGACAAATTATATCAGACTTGCTTCTGGAGAAATAGAGGTACGTGCAGCAAGAATATTGTTGTCAAATGGTGAAAGCGTTGTAGATGTAGCAGAGAAAAATATCTCAATTAAACTTGGTGCTACGGGTATTGACATCGAAAAAAATGAGATTGTTATTTCTTCAGATAAGTTTAAAATTAAAAGTTCTGAAGGGAAAGGAATAGCCGTGTTTACGGTTAAAAATGGGAAACCACTTCTTCTTACAGAGTGCATAGATGTAAACTCGTTAAAAGTGAAACATCTGGATGGTGCAGACGGTACATTTTCGGGTGAACTGAAAGCCGCTAAAGGTACTTTTTCTGGAACAATATCTGCCGATGGTGCTAAGATTGGAGGTTTCACTATAGACAACGGTTCCTTGAATTGGAAGGGAAGGGATTTTTTCGGCAATGATAGCAGGAGTATACGGATTGGTGTTCCTACGGATGATAACAGTGGTATGATTGACATAAACTTCAATGGTGCGACTGACGGGAAATTTGGGGTTAAAGTAATTGGAAGCAATGACGGTGGAGCATGTATCTATGCTTCAAGGAACGGTACTAGCAAGCCACATAGTTCTAATACTTATGCCGGATATTTTGACGGAGGAGTACATGTAAACGGAAATCTTTATACCAATACGATATTGTCTAATGAGTTCGGTACCGGATGGTCATTGCAAGCCGATGGATCATATACATACAAAAAAGGAGCAACGAGAACAATATCATGGACTATACAGAATGGTTCGATACCTTCAACGTATAAACTGGTTTTTGAAAATGGAATTTTAGTCGATTAATCATGAAAATAGATTTTAAGCAATTTAAGAAGTACACGAAGATAGATAAATCTGAATTCGTGGAGATTGATGTCAGAGAAATGTTTGCAGATAACATTTTCAATGTGACAGGAGTTGGTATTGCTGATTTAAAATTGGCTGAGAAAATTTTTTCCAGCGATGACGATACCGAATTTTCAGATGATGAAGTTAACAGGGTAAGACATCATGCAGCGTCGCTTCTTCCATGGTTTCTTGCTGGGCTTAATGATGCAATGAGATAATTATAATATACAATGTTGGTAATATCATTAATAACTATAAATTAAAAACAATTATGGCAGCAGAAGAAGATTTTGTATTAAGCTTTACAGGTGAAGAAACTGACAATCTATTGAAACATACAGAAAGTATGAAGAATCAGACAACGGAAGAAGATGGTGAAACGGTACAGGTGTACGATACAAACGGCGTGCCGCATAAGGTGTCGAAAACGGAGCTGCTGAAGAAGTCTACACTGGCTCTTCCAGAGCTGGAAGACATATCCGCTTTTGTGGCTGTTAATGCCGCCGGAAATGCTATCGGATTGATGACAAAAGAGCAGGTTGCGTCAGTCCTGGCGGAACTTATTGGAACGGCTACTTTAAAAAATGATGGATTAATGTCAAAAT